TTGATGAACATATCCTCGTTGGAAACGTAGCCGCCGGTGCGTCTGATGGTGGGGAGGACTTCGGCGGTCACCCAACGCCTGAACTCTTTGGCTCTCGGCATTTTGCTTGAGAGAACTAAGCTGTAAAAGCCGCTTTCATTGATAATAGTGGTCTTGCTCTTGTAATTTGAACCACTGTCGGAAATCACGACGGTGGTTTTATCCTCGGTATCCACATGACGTGAAAGAGCGTCCCTTGTGTTGGAATACCCTAAAATTTCCGCAACATCTTTTCCTACAAGCCACGGTTCGCCGTCCTTAATGACTGTTCTCACTTTTCCGAATTCGTCATTTTCAAATATTTTTATCATATTCTTCATTTGCGTTTTCCTCCTCGTCAAATTTCAGTAAATTTCTTGCAATAGCTTCAACCACATTTACCGTAATTGAATTTCCTGCCTGCTTGTAAAGCTGTGCGTCGGACATACCTGCTTCAGCGACTTTTTCAAACTGCTCTTTTGTAAATCCCTGCAATTTCCAGCACTTCACAGGCATAAGCCTGCGGATTCTGCCTTTGTGTACTATTCCGTGTCTGTCCGTAACCGTGAGCGTAAACATCGGTTCATTAGGTTCTTTTATTCTGCGACCGTTCTGTCGGGTAGTTTCCTTAAATGGGTTGATTATCGCCCTAGGAGCTTCTTCAAGCACTCCCGAACGTTCGCCTTTGTGAGTTTCGTTTGTTACTCCCAAATCCATTCTTGTATGCAGACATCGGGCATTTTCTGTAATCTGCGGATTTTCGTTCAAATCACAAAAAACAGCGGAATGTTCTCCTCTATGATGAGATACTCCGCTGTTCTGACGTGCGGTAACACATCTTGCAATGTCTGTCATCTGAGGATCGGGATTGCAGTCTATGAAATAAAGTCCCGTTTTACCGCCCATGCCGCCCGAACCGCTGCATTGCGTAACAGCCGTGCCGTCTGTGGAATAAACTCTCGAACCCTGACTGCCGCCTATCAGCTGTTCAGGTTTTCTTTTTTCGCAATTTTCCTCATCATTTCCTCCGAAAGCCAGTATTTCTGAGGGACATTTGTCTCCAAGATATCCGATAAGGAACAGCCTTCTTCTTGACTGCGGTATTCCGAATCCGGCAGAGTTAAGCACGCGCCAGCACATACTATACCCCAGTTCAGAAATCTTTTCAAGGATGATTCTGAAACATTCCCCCTGCGATATACCAAGCAGGTTGGGTACGTTTTTAGCGATAAAGTAACGGGGGCGCTTGGCTTCAAGGATTTGGATATAGTTAAAAAACAGGTTTCCTCTATCGTCCTCAAAAGCGAGTCTGCGCCCCGCGACACTGAACGATTGGCAGCACGGGCCTCCAACGAGCAGATCAAAATCCGGCATATTTCCGTAATCGATTTTTGTGATGTCCTCATAAAAAATTTCCCCCTTTGTGTCATACAGCGTTCTGTAGGCTTTCTGTGCGAATCTGTCAATTTCACACCATCCGACGCACTCAAACCCGCCTACTTTTTCAAAAGCCGAACGGAACGCTCCTATTCCTGCAAACGCTTCGAAATATTTTATCATTTATCACCGTTCCTTTCCTTTTTGTAATAAAAAAACGGCTAAGTCTTTTTCAAAACTTAACCGTTACATTGACATATTCATTTCTTCGTTTTCTTCAAGATCTTCCGTTTCTGTAATTTCCTCGCACTCAATATTTTCCTCTGTTTGCTTATCAATCTGACTCTGTTCCTGAGCGATTTTATGGAACTTATCCACATCGGGGATAACCCCAAGCGTTCTTCCGTTATCAAATTTACAGTGCAGAGTACCCGCATCGTCCACAAATTGAACTATGCCTTTAGTACCTGGTGGAATCGGACGGGGATCGTTATCCATACTGTCAAGGCATATCCGAGTTCCTTCGGGATATCTCTGCCTGAGCATTTCTACCTTCTTTTCGTTGTAAATCATATAACACCTCACATCGTCATTCCCATATCGGGTTCTTCGGTCATGTCCTCGGTCTGACTGCTGTTCATTTTTTACTTGATCACCTCCAGTCGTTTTAGATTCCCTTTTTATAGTATATTTGTTATCAAGCCTCCTTTGAAATAAAAAAAGACCGCTTTGTCGTTTATCACATTTCGTGATATTTGACAAAACAGCCTTCTAAACTTTGTGAATGTTTTTTCATAAAAAATCGGCAGGCTTAGAGCAAAATATACTCAAAGTCTGCCGTTATGTTCGATATTTTTTGTTGTGTAGGGTTCGACTCCCTTTTTTTCGTGAAAACCGTTGAAAAGCATCCACGGTTTTACATTAAAATTTTTTGTTTTCTAAATATCAAAAAAGCCCGTAAACACGGGCTTTTTAAGGTGAGTATCCATTTGGTATCACCAATATGGTTGCGGGAGACCGCAACATATTTTTCCCACGATACTTTTCAAATTTTTATACTTTTTTCAACGATAGAAAAAAAATCAGCCGCCTCAGATCACTCCGAGACGGCTGAACTACTACCTGATATACTTTCTCCGACCACAACGTATCTTCTGTACAATACGTTGCACATGCCTCCAATCTTTTTCCGATATCAACGGCTCATAGTCGCCCTGATATAAATGCCCCTTAAAGCTATAATAGCCAATGTAAACAGGGCGTGTTACTATTTTCTTTATCGACTCAGCGTTAAATGAACTTCCTCGTCGCCCATGATGCCCCATTGCGTTGACTATCTCAGCTACAGGTAGATAGGACTGATACTCAATGAATTTTTTGAAAATTAATCGAACAACTTCTGCCTCTGTTTCATTGATAGTAAGACTATCCTTTCCGTCTAGGTCATAGCCTAACACATCAGAGCAAGTCCGCTTCCCCTGTGAAGCTCTTTCAGCTAAAGCAAACGAAACTCTTTCAGCCGTCAATTCTCTCTCCATTTGGGCGAAAACACCAAGTACGCCCATCATAGCACGACCTGTCGGTGTAGATGTGTCGAAACCCTCTGTGCAACTTACAACGCTGACGTTATGTTTTTGTAGTTTATCCCATGTATCATAAAGATCTGCAACGGACCTTGTGAAACGGCTTAACGCCCATATCAGTATGATATCAAATTCACTGTTATAAGCCGCTTCAAGCATGGCTTGACACGCTGGGCGGTGTGTAATATCTTTTGCACTTATGCCCTCGTCGGCATACACATTGTATACCTCATAACCTCTTGTGGCGCACCATTCAGTGAGTGTCTTTCGCTGAGCAGAGAGGGAGTACCCCTCTCGTGCTTGGTCCAGCGTTGACACCCTTATATAGACCGCCGCTTTCATAGTGCAAGCAAGCCGTCTATTTCGGCAATTCTTTTGAGAAGCTTTTCACGCTCTGCTTTTAAGCTTTCCACGTCTATATCAGATACAAGCTTAACGCCCTCATGGTCCTTTATCTTACTGTAAATTGTTTCAGGCACACCCTTAACACGAACGATTGTACCCTCATCAGCTGATATCCTGGGATTTTTGGCAGAGCCGCCCAAAGTGGCAAATCCACCGCTTATAAGCATTGCATTGTCAGAAAAAATAACTTCTCTATCACGATAGAGTCTTTTCAGAACAACGATTGAGCCAACTCTGATTTCTCCGTCCTCGTAACCCTCTGTATAAGTGTCGAGGTCAAGATCTACTGTGACAGTGCTGACCGCACCAAGCTCTCCACACTCTCCGTAGCATTCAATAAGCAACGCCTTGACGGCTTCCTTGTTCTCCTCTGGGAAGACCCAGCAAGGGGCATTCCACTTGCCCTGTATCTGCTTTGCCCCTGCGACAAAGCTTTTGTTGTACGGACTGTTAACCTTGATTTTCTCGTTTTCAACTGTAACTTTCATGTTATTTACCTCCTTGAATTATCTTAACACCAGGTACGCTACTGCAAGTATCAATCCGCCAAGCTTGAGCAGTTCTTTGCAAAGTTTGAAAATATCATTTTTCATATTGACACCCTTTCGTTTTTGTGGTATAATTCAAGCAGTTGGGAGAGCGGTCAACTCTCCTTTCTGCCGAATTTACTTATTTAAGTAAATCTTTTATGATCAAGATGTAGCCAATCAAGCCGATTATCTCGATCATTAGCTTGTTAAGTTGTTGGACCAGCTTAACAAGCTTTTTTATTTTCTTGTCCAATTTAACCGCCCCCTTTCGTTCTTTTCTGATATTATTATAGCATATAGCCGTGTATATGTCAATGACTTTTATATTAAAATATCAACAAATATATAGCCGTGTATTTGTTCATTTTGCATATAGCCGTGTAATTGAATATGTGCTATAATGACAATGAGGGGGTGACATTTGTGTATAATGAAAAATCAAAAGAACGCACAATGCGCTATATGAAAGAAAAACGTGATAAACTTACGCTTAACTTGCCGCTTGGCGACAAAGAGCGATATAAGGCTTACGCTGAGAGCAAAGGGAAAAGTTTAACCGGTTTGATTGTAGAACTCGTTGAGAATGATATGGCAAAAGATAAAAAAATCGAATAATAAAACAAAAACAGCCGCCAGGGCAAAGCGCTCTGACGGCTAATTTTATGCGAATTTTATTCGACTATTTCTTGATTTTTTCACGCAGTTTCTTGATGAATTTCTTGCCTGCGATGCCGTTCGGTCTATATCCCCATGCTTTCAGCCTTGCGTTGATAGCACCGATAGTTCCCTTGCCGATGATTGCATTATCGTCCAGCTTTGCGCCGTCAAGGATTAGCAATTGTTTCAGGGCATACGACCCGTCTGTGCTCGCACCTTTTTTATAACCTTTCGTTTCCAGTGCAGGCGGATTGATAACGCTCTGATTTTTCGGACGCAGAACGCCCAAGACGTGGCTATAGTTGTGATAGGTTCTTGTGCATGGGTCATTTCTACCCAACCAGTTCTGATCGTAGCTGTAGAAATATTTTGTGTTACCTTCGCCTGTGGCTATGGCAACATGACCGATACCGCCGTTCAGACTACCGCCCCACACAACGATATCACCCTTTTTCGGAACGAATGACGGCGTGTTTTTAATTCTGGTAAAATAGCCCTTGACCGCCTGCTTGTCGAAATCTTCGTAGATTTGTCTAGCATACAGACCTGTGAACATACCGCATTTGACAACATCTTTGTTGTACTGGTTCGCCAGGTCAAAACACTGTACACCGTACAACTTATCGAAATTAATGCCCTTGCCTTTGTATTTCTTCACAAATTCGTCAAATGTCATTGCCATAATTAGTCCTCCTTATCCTTAAAAACTCCAAATTTTGCCACGATTTTGTTTATCCAGTGCGCCTGCGGATTGATTTCACCATAGTTTTCCAGTATGGAAACAACTTCCATAGTAAAAATATAGCCGAAAACAGCTAGTGCAGTTATAGTGCCTGCAATGCCTGCCAGTTCGCTATGTCCGTAGTAGTGACCTAACTGCTCAAATCCGATTTCTGAACCGATAGCCACACCCATGACGACTATCTCAGCCAGCTTGTTCAGACCGCCTTTTCTCATTTTTGACGACCTAACGTCACCTTTGCAATAGGCCTTTATCCAGCCTGTGGCAAAATCGGCAAGGGCAAGACCTATAACAATCATCAACATTATTATGTATTTCACTTTACAACCTCGCTTTCATACTTCTCTCCAGTGATTTCCTCGTACTGCTCAGGGGTTATCTTCCCCCTGTCAGCAAAGTCCTTGACCTGCTCAGCAGTGTACAACCCTAAGTCGTACAAACGTTTGACTTTCCTATACATTGTCGTCACTCTCCTCGATTAGCGTGTTGGTCATCAGTGCAGTATACAGCACCTGTGCTTCTAGCTCGTCCACCTTTGTGGCTTTCTTCGGCTGAAAATCTTCGGTAGATAGTCCCAGCTTCTCAACCATCTTTTTCTGCAACTCTGTCATGTTGTACCCCCCACTTCACTTAACTTTACAACATACTCTTCCTCGCTAGGTACTGGTATGTGATAGTTGTCATTGCTGTTTTTGAACGTCACTGAACCCCCTGCTTCAACCTCAATGTTTCGCAGGAAATCATCGGGTATTAACGATGATATATCGGTTACGATTGGGTTCGCTAGTTCGTAGTACAGCATTACACCTGACATAGCCTGTTTGAATGCGGTAGCGTCGGTGTAGGCGGTGTCCTTGACCTGAATTTGTGAAACTGCGATACTGTCTCCGTCTAGCACAATTGTTTTATCGACAAATGCATTTGGATTTCTAGCAACTGTTATATATTTACTGCACAGTATATTATGAACAGTTATTCCGAACGCACCTAATCTTTTAAACCCAATTGCGGAAACTGGCGCATAGAAATAATCTCCGACTGATTGACTAGATGTTTTCATCCACGTCAGCGTTCCCAAATCTACGCTGCCAACACATTGAACGTATCGTTTATTTTCATAATCAACATAATTTCGTGCCGTTCCTGCCGACCAGCCGTAGCCAGGCAGTGCCTTGATAGCTTCGGGGATAGGGTGGGCGGTATCACCCACAGCGACGCTCTCAACCCCAGCACATATAATCTCACCTGCATTATACGGATAATAATCGGCTGGGAATATTTTCTCAAATTCTTCTACGCTTGAAGGCTCGTTCCCCGAACCGAACATGGCGGTTAAATCGAAAATCTGAATTTTAATTTTAACGTCATTGAAAACTGTACCGACCGCAAAACCACTAATTCCAGTAGCCTTGCCTAGTGAAATTTCCGATTGTGTCTGATTATAAATCACAGCAGATGAACCACTGGTGATTACTGGGGTTGATTGGCTCCGATTCAGAAAACTGTATTTCATATTTATGTTGTCAGGATTATTCAAAATCAGCAGTTTGAACATATATTTCCCTATCTTGTTCTGCTCGGGAGTAACATCTCTAAAATTGATGTATGATGCTGTCGTAGTTCCATTAATGGTAATTGTTCCGTCAGAATCAGCGGTCACGGTAGCACCATTGTTTGCTTCTTTTCTTGGCTGAAAAATTTGATTAAATACGATAGACCTACCACCAATATTTTTCACCGACATCAATTTACCGCCCGTAGGCACTGCTTTCTGATATGCCGTTTCGCTGTCGGTTTCAAACTGGTGCGTGATACCCTGACCCATGTCAAACAGTGCGTCCACACGCCTTTGCAGTTCCTTGTCCGTTAGCTTTACGCTAGCTATCTCAGCCGTGTTTTCGGCTATCTTTCCGACTGCTGTTGTGTAGTCCTCAGGCAGACTGTCAGCCACCGCCTGTGCTGTCTGCGCAGCGGTTTCAGCGGTTTTGCGGTCCTCTGCGACCTTAGCGGCGTTTTCTGCCACATTAGCCTTGTCAGCCGTGACTTGTTCTGCCAACGTCTGCACTGCCTGTCTGTCTGCCACAGTGCTGTCAGCGCAGTTCTTTGCGGTTTTAGCATAGCCTGCCGTTATTGTCTTGTCGGCTTCGACCTGCTGTGCTGCCGTTGATGCTTGGGCTGCGGATACCTTAGCGGCGTTCTGTGCTGTGACCGCCTCAGCACGTGCAGTTTCTGCACCCTGCCTAGCCGTTTCAGCCTGCGTAGCGGACGTTTCTGCAGATGTCTGTGCTGTTCCAGCACGGCTTGCTGCTTGCGTTGCCGTATCTGCTGATTTCTCTGCGTCTGTAGCTGATTTTTTTGCGTTTTCTGCCGCTGTAGTCGCCGTTTCTGCGGCGGTGACGGCTGTCTGCATATCTGCGTGCGCCTGCCTGCCTATAGCGTCTATGCGGTCTAGTGCGTCAGCTGCCACACTTGGTGATGGGATAGCTGTATCACCGATAGCCGCACCTATTCGCAGTCGAAAAATTCGTGATTTTTTAACTAAAATATACTCATCGCCTGACAGTTTCTTTGCACATATCTGACACGAAACTGTCTGCGCTGAACGCAGTATATCTGCGGTTGGCGTCCATGTGCCACCTGTGATATCGACCTCATATGTCACGCCGTCGCCGTAGTCTATCGTCATTACATAGCGGTCTGCGCCGTCTATCTCCATGCCCTCGACCGATACTGGGCGGGCATTTGTTTCACCGACATAGCCCAAAAGGGCCGTGTTCACGACTACATTGTAGTCTTCGTTGATTTTTATGTGCATTGATATTCCTCCTTTCTATGGCTTTGTTACGATCCAGTCAATAATATACTCACCTTGTGGAACGGTAGCACTTGCACTTTCTGCGTTCGTCAGCGCTACTATCAAATTGTTGCTTGTGAAAAATGTTTCTACACACAACCTTCTCACTTTTGGTGCCGACACCTCCCGCAGACTACAGATGATCTGCGTGTTCTGAGTCGGTGTGAACGGCAGGTTCAAAGTCGTTGTGGCCAGTGTCGTCTCTGACGGTACGATAAGGGTCTGAGAGCCTGCTGGCATATTCATTTCATTGATTGCGTTCTGTGTGGCGTTCAATGCGTCGACAATAGCCTGTCGGACGTCTCGACCTGTATATGCTGTTGCCACCTGTGTGACCTCTAAACTTATATCAATTGCTTTTGCCATAATCATTTCTCCTATTTTCTTGCTGACATTCCACTAATTGTGGCAATCTTGTCGCCAAATGTCAGCACATTCTGTGATCTGTCATTGATGTCGATGCTGGTGCCGATGCACCTCAATACCTCGTCGATGCCAAGGTAGCTATTGACTACGCGATACCTGCAGCCAACTGCAAAGCCGTCTAGCTTCTTATCAATGTCAATAGCCGATACCTCATACTGAACTTTTGCTGCTTTTAGTGCTCCGGCACATACTCTGCCGGCTCCAGACAATACGCCTGGAGTGGTGATATTGTCGAATACCATAGTTCCAGCGTGTACTCCGTACCGCTTTATCAGCTGGTCATTGTCAATATACTTCGTTGCTCCCGAAAGCGTCACACGTTCGCCCGTATCATCGTTGATGACAGCACCTAACGGATACAGCCTTGTGATGATCTCACTTGGGTCTATCGCCTGCGTGATAGATCGCATATTCCTTCCTAGTTGTATCGTTTTATTGCTGAACTCTGAAAATTCGTTTGCTATGAAGTCGAAAAATCTAATGCCTCCTTTGCCGATGCGCACCCTCATTTCACCTCTGATATCTTCACCGGAAATCAGATTTTTCGTCAGTTCTGAGAACGTGTCTTCATATCCTGGATTAAATGTGTGCTGCGCTTGTGAACAGTTAATATTGCCAATATGTATCTGCTTGTAGCTTTCAACAGAATTATTGTGTGCTGAAAGTAGTGTGGCTATATATGCTCTTATTGTGCACTTTAGCTGTTTGATAATTGGTACACTATCTTTCAGAAAACACAAACCGCCCTCGCAGACAACCTGTTTGCCAATCTCGCCACTATCAGTCATGTATGGTGATATCGTCAGTACTCTGCCATCGAATATCAGATTTTCCTTGTCGTAAACCTTTATCAACGATGTCAGTTCCTTTAAATCGGAGTAGTAGCTGTTGTCGGGATATATGTTGAACGTAAAAATGTCAATAGCGTTTATTTCTTTGGTGATGGTTCCTGTCAGCTTGTTGGTTCTGACAGAACCAGTATCGTGAAGCGTCTTTGCATCATCGAGTGTAACTAACATAGTATTTCCTCCGTTAGTTCGATTTCAAGTGAACCAGATCCGTATAGAGCTAAGACATTTGTGCCGGGTTTGACGACGAAATTTTGCATTCTAAACGTTGATTCAGTTTCTTTATATAGGTTTTCTGTGAGGGTATGACCGTTGAGATCAAGCATTGTCAATCCTCGTTTGTCCTTATCGTTAGCATTTTTGTGATACCTTAAGCTCGGAACTATGTCATCTTTGGCATAAGAATAGAAGTATAGTACCCCCGGCTGGGAATGATAGCCGTCTTTGTGTGCTATGCAGGAGAGAGGCATCTGATTGAGGCAATCATCCTCGAATGAAAAAGTGTCCCACGCTGTGTCTGCAAAGTCGTCAGAGACCTTATATGGTGCTACATCGAAAGTGACCTCGAGAGTAGCTGTTATGTCATCTTCACCAAGGCTGGTCTCAACAGTTCTACACTTGCCGACAAAATGATAGTTCTCGGAATAGTTGTCATAAATATTCTGCTGTGGAGCTTCACATAACCAGCTCTTGATCTTCTCAATCCTGCGGAGCAGTGTGACAGGTTCTGTATCAGATACGAACATCTTGTATGATACTTCGGTGTCGTCAAAATAAAAATTGCCGTCATAGTCAGACAGGTCAATACTGCCGTTGCGATAAGGTACAGTCACTTTGATCTCACGCTTCTTCGGCTCTGCAACTGTTGCACTGATTATTCTGATTTTAAAATCCTCATACGACTTTTTGCCATTAAATCTGATTTGTCGTGTCATACTGCACTACCTCTTTTCTTTCTTGCAGCTCTTTCACCAAGCATTACATCTATAAATGGAACTGTTTCCTCTGCAATCACTTTCCCATTCGGGAATACTATCACGTTATGAATAGTCTCTGGCATTTGTCTGACTGTTGGGACGACCTGCGTGTTTTCTGTGGCGCTTGTTGCTGCTTTCTGCGTGATACTGTGGGCATATGATCCATTATATACCGACCTTGCGACCCTATTCGTATCGCTGTATGTATTTCGCATATTCTCTGACAGTATCTTGTCACCAGTATTGGTATAGGCTTTGATGATATCGTCCTCTGATGACTTCCAGCCTTGGATCTCACCCTGCGCATTCATTTTCGATATATTTTCAAATGCCTTTGAAGGGGAGTGTATATCATATACCCCCTTGACCGCCGCAAGCACTGCGTTCGCTCCACTTGTTGCGGTATCAATGACGGACTGCTGTGCAGACAGTATGCCTTGCTGCATACCTAACATCATTGCCGCACCTGTTTGCTCCCATACATCTGATATCTGGCTTATTTGGTCACGCTTTTGAAGCGTCTCTATGGTCTTATCATACTGTTGCCTGAGCTCGTCGAACTCTGAAGTTGCTATCTTCTTGCAGTCGCTCATGCATTCTTCCCACATATCACTGTACTTTTTCAACTCAGGCTGTGACATGGAAAGTAACGCCTTTATCTTGCTTGACGATTGAGGACCTGCTTCCTGCAAGGTCTTGATAAGCCCCTTGTTCACGCCTCTGTCTGCAAGCGTCTTGATATCATCAGACCAGCTTGCCATGCCGTCAAGATTAGATTCCAAGTTCTGCATAAGCTGTTCTGCGGATATCTCAGCACCGCCGTTGAATTCGTCGAAGAGGTTAAGATTGTTCTGCAATTCTTCCGTTCGTTTCTGGACGGCTTCGTCATAGCTCTTATTCATCTCAACTATTGCGTCAACAGTTTCTTGTGATACCTTGTGTAAGCCGTCTTTATACATGACAGTGCGGTTATAGATCGTATCGACCTTTTTTGCATTGTCCTCTACGGCCTTTGAATTGTCTTCGAGAGCAGAAGAATGCTCAGAAACGTACTTGGAAGCATCAGCATAGTCTGCATTCAGCTTCTCAATCTCTCCGCCTGCGGACTTATATGACTTCTGAAGCTCGTTTACTGACTTGTCAAGCTTGTCATACTGCTCCTGTAGATCCCAGTACTGACTTTCATCAGCAACGTTCGCCCAATCTGCGTTGAGCTTATTCATCTTCTCTTGAATAGGGATCATTTCTTTTTTCTTTTCGGCTATTTCTTCTTCAAGTTCTTTCTGATTTTTCTCAGCTTTATAAAGGTCTTCTGATATAGCGACCATATCTTTCTGAGCGGCTTCGACAAGAAGCTGTTCTTTCTTTGCTTCTATACACGAATAGACAGCGTCCCTATTGTTGAGAAGCTTGCCTGTCTGATCGTCGATCTGAAGATTAAGGTCAGGCATGGCACTGTTCAGCTGGTCCACAAGAGTTTTCATTTCTGACTTCTCGTCATTAGATAAGCTCTCGGCGTCAGAAAGCTCAAAAATTCTATCTGCAAGACTTTTATAGCTGCTATACTCGGCTTCTATATCTGTCTTGGCTTCTTCTCTCTGATCTGCGGCTTTCTTCATGGTGTCTGTCAGTTCATTCGTGCTGTCGACTAACGCCTGCTCTTCGTCATTGAGGACTTTTGTTGAATCAGCGGCGTCATCAACCGAAGTTGCATAAGACACAATACCGCCAACTACCGTACCTATAATAGCTGCAATTGCTCCTACCGGCGACGCTTTTTGAGTTGCATTTAAAGCCTGCTGGGCGGTTTCAGCTGCTTTTGTTGCACCTGTAAGGCTCTTGAATGACTTTACGAGGTCTGAAACGTTATTTATGGCTTTTTTTGATACCATTGCCGACGTTATTCCTGTCAATCCTCCGATAACAAGGTTAGAATGCTCGCAGAAGAACTTTACACCGTCAATGAGGATAGGCAACGAACCTTTGGCAAACTTTGCGCCGGTTTCGACCAAATCTCCAAGGGCATTGCCCATATCGTCGAATTCATCACTGAGGTCTCCATCTTTGATATCCTTGGTAAGTTCACTGAAAAGCTCTGAGCCTTTTTCGGCGGCGTCTTCGAGGGGGGCGCTGAATTTATCGAAAATAGTTATGCCAAGGGATTCAAGGGAAGAGTCCATTATAGCCAGTTTGCCCTTAAGATTGTTATTCATGGTGTCAGCCATTGTCTGACACGCTCCGTCGGCGTTATCTACCTGAGATTTCAGGTCATCGAAAGACCCGCTCATGCCTTGAAGCATGGCATTAACGGACGATAAGTCTGTCTTATTGAAGATATCGCTAAGCGCCTTGGTCTTCTGGTCATCTGAGAGCTTGGAAAGCTTGGCGTTAAGGTCTCCGAAAATATCGTTGATATCTCTGATATTTCCCTCACTGTCAGCCACGCTCACACCCAGCTCTTTCAACTTAGCGGAAGCAACGTCTGTCGGTGATGTTAACGACAAAAGCATATTTCTGAGATGTGTGCCGCCCTCTGCACCCTTGATACCGTTATTAGCCAGTATTCCAAGAGAGGTGCACATTGTATCAACGTCCTGTCCTGTGGACTTGACCGTACCGGCACACTGGAGAATGCCCTCACCAAGCATAGCAACTGTGGTATTAGATTTTTGGGCTGTCTTGGCCATCATGTCCATATAGCCGTCAAGGTCACTCGTCTGCAACTGTAGTGCTGACATAGTATCCGTTACCATGTCAGTGCAGGACGCAAGATCCATGCCTGAAGCAGTGGCAAGATTGAGAACTTTCGGCAGTGTTTCAACCGCCTTATTTACGTCATATCCTGCAAGGGCCAAGTAATTAAGAGCGTCAGCGGACTCCGAAGCGGTATACTTTGTTGTTTCGCCACATTCACGGGCGGCGTTCTCTAGCTTCTGATAGTCCTCAGCGCCTGAGCTGACCTGTTCTGCGGTCATGCCCATTGTTGCCGCCACGTTAGACATTGAGCTGGAGAAGTCAATGCCGACTTGTGCGCAACTTTCCGCCGCTTCCTTGGCGGCATTAGCTATAGCTTTCAGTCCCTCAACGGCAAGATTAGCAGAGAAAACGTCCTTAAAGACACTGCCTGTCTGGTCAGCTTTATCGCCAAGGTCTTTGACTTTATCTGACGTATCCTTGGCTTCATTGCCAAGCTCCTTGGTGCTATCGTCTGCGGTCTTGGTCTGATCTCGCAGTGTGTTCAGCTTCTTCTTGGTCTTTTCAAGCTCTTCCTGATACTTAAGATATGACTCAACAGGAAGTTCGCCTTTCTTATATTGCTCGTTGATATCTTTCTCGTTTCTAATGAGAACGTCCAGCTTTGTTTTTGTTGCTTCGATAGCCTCGCTCAACAACTTCTGCTTCTGAGCGGTGTATTCAACGTTAGTTGGGTCAAGCTTTAAGAGTTTGTTGACGCTGTTCAGATTTTTTGTAGTCGAATTGATATCGGCATTAAGCCCTTTCATGGCGGCAGTATACTCAGACGTATCACCACCGATTTTGACGTACATACCTTTGATTTTCTCATCTGATGATGACTTAGCCATTACTCACCCTCCCATGCCTTTATTTTCGCAATATACTTTTCATATCGTTCTTTGCTGATTTTTCCCTGCTTATATCGTTCTTCAACAACAGGCAGGTTTGATTTCAGTTCTTCGTATTTAATTTCGGGGTCAATGACCTTTTTGCCGGCGGCGATTAATCGCTGTCGGTCATAGGCGCAGGCATAGTTCACTACCATACCATACGTCATGCGGTCTAAATCAGCGACAGTAAGACCCCTGTTTATAACAAGAGAGATGACCTCCTCCGATTTGAGAGGCCGATCATCTCCGCTTTTACTGCCGCTTATGGATTTTTTCTGTCAACTTTCATGTTTGCCTGCAGTATAGGCATAACCTGATTATAGATATCATCAACAGGAAATGCACCATAGGCGAAGCTGTCAAGCCACGTCTGAATAGGCGGTATACTATCATCATAAGTCTTGGCAAGCACCCATAGGGTGCGGTATTCGACCTGTTGAACAAAGGCACCCTTACCGAACTGATGAACCTTGACAACGTCCTCAAGATACTCCGTGCCGAATGCTTCCTTGTATCGATAGAAAAGGCCTGCTGTAGCCTTGAAGCCTATCTGCCTGCTGTCTATAGTCAGGACTAATGTATTGCTCATTGTCATTCACCCGGGGTGTAGGTGTACTCAGGAAACTTTGTGAGTACTGTGTTACCCTTTATACGGAAACGTGCAATGTGTCCTTTCTTGTTGTTGACAGTAGCCTCAGCCGGTGACGGCTTGCAGGCAATCTTATGCTCTGTATACTCATAGTCCACACCGCTGTCTTCCTCTGTCTTAACTGAGAATTTCGTGCGATCTGTAGTATAGCAGTAAGGGAAAACCTCGGTGTATCCCTCGGCTTCTGATGTTGACTCATACTGTACGATCAAGCCGAACTTTGGCGCTTCTCCTGTTCTTGCTACTTCGACCAGTGTGCCGTTTTTCTCTTCGATGACATTTCCGTACCAGTCTTTCTCAAGATCATCACACAGGTCAAGTGTGGTGATAGTTCCCTCGTAACCCTGATTAGTCTGACCTGCGAATGCTACTACGCCGTCAGCCCATATCTCCTTGCTTGATGACTTCGGGTCAAGGCTTACCTGACGGGTGCCCGAAAGCTTTGTCTTATGATACTTAAGTTCTCCATATGTGATAGTTGTCGCACCACTGACATCTGTAGACTCTGTAATCAGTGCATGGGCAACGGCTTTCACTGTTCCTTTCATTAATATTCCTCCTTGCGATCGAATTCGTATACCCACATATCCATTTGCTGATCCTGCCCCAGATAGCCTGCGGCGACTGAGAAACATATGCCCTTATCCATAAGGGCGTTCTCAAATAGGATATGTGTTTCTTCATCTTCCGGCTCGCAGTATATTTCAACTGCAATCCGTGGGATAACTGCGACAGTTCTTCCGTCTGCAGATATCGTCTGAGGTGTCTTGTTTATCCATGTTGCGAACGGCAATTCCGTTTCCACTGGAAAATCTATCTTAGCAATCCTGTCCGTAGGAATGCCTGAAAGTGATATAAGTTCTGTCAATGTCATTTCGACTTCTCAATCTCCTTTCTGATGTTTTCCGGTAATTTTTCTTCGGCATACTCTTGTCCGTATATCATGTGCGGATAAGCTTTCGCCTTAAACGGAAGAGTTCTGCCACCACGCTTCATAGCATGGCCATACTCCAGCAGGTGTGTGAGAAGATACTGCTTATTCTTCTTGAAATTCACTATCTGCCGAATGTCGAAAGAGTCCTCGTACTCGGTGCTAACTGTAAGCGCCCTGGCATACTTGCCGGAGCGGTTATTGAACGTGAAGTGTTCTTGGACGACCTTGCGGGTTTCCTTTGCGGTCTTCTTAACGGCTCTTTTGGCGGCTTCATTAACACGTTGACTTTCTTGCTGAAATGCGTGCTGTAAAGCCTCAGCCATCTCATCAGGACTCATTGACATGGATTTCTAACCTCTTTTTCCGCTTTTCTATTGATAACTGCCAAGCCTGCGGCTTAGCGTCCTTTATCATCTGAACTTGAATGACGTTATACTGGTCGCCGTTCATTATCACAATGTCAGTCGCCTGCGGCTCGGCGATAAGTGGTATTCTTATCACCTTATCACAGCGGTGCTGATACTCAGCGGCTTTATAGAAACGCTCTGAGCCGACGGTACGATTGTCATATCTTATGCCTGCTTGCTTGATTTTCAAGCTATTGGCATTGATGATAGTTGCCATAGTGCATATTCCGTCATTGAACGTCTGCCGCTTGCTTATCATACGCTTCCTCCTGACATCTCCTCAATCTGACATCTTGCTCTCAGAGCGAAGAGCTGAGAGTGATAATTTTTTTCAAAGTCCTCGAAGCAATCGTTATATATATATCTGCAGCAGTCGATCAGAAGCTGGGCGTCGCCGTTGATATTTTCGTCAACATTGATATCCAGCACCTGACCTGCATATCCGTTTAGTACTCCTATAGCACGTGCTATAATGCTGTTTATCTTTCTGTCAGTAGCTTCGTCTGACCAAGTTATGTTCAGCTGATTTTTAACTTCCTCGAATAATGCCTGCTGCATTTATATCAACTCCTTATGTTTCTGACGGTGTGACAGTGTATACTGTCGGGATAAATCTCTTAAGCTTTGAGATATCCAGATACCTGAAAGCATTGCTGTCGAGTGGCTTGCCGTTGCCGTATGTCTTGATCTTATATGTTCTTGCATCATCAAGGAATTTGAATGAATCATCATACTCCAGCTTGCCGCCCTTTGCCATGCCAAGACCCATAAAGTAACGCTTGCCCAGTCCGAAGATAGCACGATCATCAGGAACTGCACATGACTGTATAATCGTGCAAGGAATAGGCATAACATCATTAACCCATTTTCCCTGAACGAAGTTCGTTGTCGCAGGCATTACCTTGGTCAGATATGTCTTTGGATTGACTACGAAGATGAGGTTATCAAGCGGCCTGTTGTTTCCAGCCTCTGTCTTAGTAAGCTGAGCAGCGATAGTACCGATAGCCTCAGGCGACATTTCCTTGAGTGCAATCGTGCTCTGATCGGGGTATTTTCCGCCAACTACTGACGCCTTATCAGATACGTCCTTGCACATTCCGATAGGGCAGTTCAGGCCGTCACCTGTAACGATACCTGTTTCCATGCCGACCCACAGAGCCTCAGCAAGGATTTCACGTACATACCTATCCAGCCATGTTGCACCCAGATCTAACATATCGTTAGACACAGGTATCCATGCTGTAAGCTTTTTGAGAGAGACGTCGAAAAGCTTAAACGCTCCCTGCAACTCTTTGTCGATAGCGGTGTTCAGATCTCCCCACTTGGCAGTCTGTTCGCCCTGTTCGTTGACAAGCATTCTTGTGATGCCAGTTGTGTCCTGGAAGCTGATGAAGTTGAGCAGTGGGTGCTGCTGTGGAATTTCACCGAGCACGGACTCAATGATCGTGATTGGCATTGTTTTGTCGGCATTTGTCAATGCCATCTTCGGATCAGAAGACTTACCGGCAGCGATAACGGAGTCATAGTACTCTTTTTCATCGCTTGTCAGCATTCTTACACCACGTGTGCTAAGTATCTGGCTGTCAACAGACTCCGTGGTGCTCTTTACCTCATTCATGATAGTATCTGAAATCAGGTTGCCGTACTTATCCAGAGCATTTTCCATTGCTTTATCATCGCCATTTTTTATAGCGACTGAAAGCGATGCCAGGATATCTTCTTTCTGTTCCTTGAGTGTGTCGAGATTAATCATTTTTTTACCTCCAATTTCATAAACTTTTCAAATGCCGATATAGCGGCATTTTCTTTCTCTTCTTTGCTTTTTTCAGCAGGTAAGGCCTGCTGTGCAGTTGACTGCTTATACAGCTCAATAAGCTTATCCATGCTTTCACCGTCAAGAGCACTTGACATTGTGTATCGCTTTACGTCACTGAGCATGGTTGCCATATCAACAGGCTGTTTCCCAGTCGATATGGTATCACATAGGCCATACGAAAGACATTCATCAGCTGTGAGCCATGTTCCCACCTTGACCATTTCGGAAATTTTTTCACGACTACACTTACCACCGCAACGTTCGGCATATGTTGAGATAGCGGTGTCAGTCATCTTATCCAGCTCGTCAGCAGCGATTCTCATATCATCGGCATTTCCTTCACAATAGCAGGACGCCTGATGAATCATCATGAGGCTGTTGTTGTACATGACGATCTCGTCCGCTGCCATGGCTATAACGCTAGCTATCGAACAAGCCCAGCCGTCAACATAACAAGTCACTTTTGCTTTATGCCGCTTTAAAATATTTCCAATAGCGACGCCCTCTTTGATCTGACCGCCAAGAGAGTTGATGTACAGATTGATGTGCTCACAGTCCTTGTATTCTTCCAGCTTTTTGGAAAAATAGCTCGCACCTGTCTTGCTCTCCTCAAATTTTCCCTTTGCCAAATCATAGGCAAGTCCTCCACGGACCTGAGAATACAAATATAAGTTAAGCTCCGTTGGCTTATCTGCCTCTAACCTGAATTCAAATCGATTTAAAATGCTATTCATCGTTTCCACCTCCTTCTATCGTTTCATAGTTCTTGGTTCGGGTGTGCTGATCCGCCCAACTTTCAGAAATTCGTTCTTCTCCGACCTTTTCTCTCAGCTCATTGGTCGAATAGAAACCACTGGAAATCAGCTTGTCAACGGAATTCGCCATTTCGAGAATATCGAAATGTTTGATATTTTCCGTGCAAACCTTTGCGTAGTTTCCTTTCAAGACCTGCTCTTTCGTGTATCGTTTTGCGGTAATCTCGTCAGATAGCATTTTCGCAAAAGGATCTACGGCAAAAGTAAGAGTCATCGACAAAGCCTCACTGATATTTTCAACATTTCCCTTGACGATAGCCGGTGACACGTTATATGCAATAGCAGCCTTTTCAAGAGCATCGTTGAGTATCGAGATGTAGTCCGTTGTTTCCGAAACAGTCCGCTTGGTTTCTCCGTTGCTCTGTGGCGTGTATTTCATTCCACCCCACAGAGGCAGAACTGCATTCTTTGCCTCAAAGTACGTTTTGAAATACTTGTTCATTAACTCTTGAAATTTCTCCTCGTAGTTCGGCTGTCCTTGAGCCATGGGTGTTATCTCGAGTATACCTTTCTGCGTTCCACTCTTTGCATAGACCGTTGAAGATGTTTCAAGAAATTTGTTGTGATTTTCAAGCATTTCAGATAGAATCTGCCTTACTCCGCCGTTTGAAAATCTTAGAAAGAGAACATCATTCATATCAAACCTTTTTTCAAAAGTAAAAGAACCTTTTGAAACTTGCGAAAAAAAGTTCGGATACAACGCATATTCCTGTGTGCTCCAGCCGTCGGCACATATCAACTGCTGACCTGCACTGACTATCAGACTGTTTCCCAGTATCAAAGTTTTCCGAACTATTTCATTCTTAAACTGTGCGGCCGTCTGGTTTGCGTTTGGACGAACATTGAAAAGATACCATTCTTCACCCTTGAATGATTTTCCATTGTGATAGGTTTTTATTTCGCACTTGGATATAAGTGCAGCAAGAATCTCGACAACTACCTGAATAGCATATGCCTGAACAGCTATTCGTACATCATCGTCATATCCTACTGACTTGACACTTATAACTTCGTCACTTTTGGCGTTGATAATTCTTGATATCAACGATTTTAAACCCATTGCTTATCCTCCTTCCGCTAGAATGTGAAAACGCCAGGAATGTTTGTATTCATTGGCATACTTGATATTTGCTCAGAAATTTTATTCTGAGCTACTTTCGCAGCAACGTAAGCTTTGAACGGGTCTGTCTTGCGTGATTTCGGCTCTATTTTACCATATGTCATATTGCCTGCGGACGAAGTGCATACCTTGGTATTGTTCATAGCCCAGCGGAAAAGGGGATTGTCTCCGACTGCAAGCTTATGATTCACCAGCTGACTTGTGATTACAGGCATTATCATCATTTCATTTGACGGACGGACAAGCATGATATTCCCGTAGCCTTTTTCGTCAGAAGCGTAGAGATTCTCTTTAAGCGCCCTCCTAAGCAGTGTATAGCGATAGTTATCGATGCCAGTCATTGCGACTTTTGCATTCAATTCCGCCGCTTTCTGCGCCACCCATATAACGGGTATCTCAGGCGGTATCTCTGGACCGTCAACGAATGACAGTAGCCCCGCCGCTTCCCATTCTTGCAGGGGCGCCTTGATTCTTGGTAAATCTGCAGAAGCCTTGCACACCCAGGTGTGCGTTATCCATACGTCCGTTCCGTCTACGTCGAAGAGCAAGCCTGCTGAGAGAAAGTCATCGGTCTTCATATAGTCAAAACCTGCTGTGCATTGTCTGCCTTGAAGCTTTGACAAATATGGCGTGATATCCTGATTAGTTGCCAGGATATTATCAAATGCGGTTATACCGCCCTCAGTCTGCTGTGGCAGGCAGTTCATGCGTTTAACTGCAAAACTGATATTGCTGATTTTATCGTCCAGATAATTTTGAAATTCAGTCTTCATCTCTTGGAGAAGATCAGGAAGGTACTGCAGTGACGGGTTCGCCTTATACCACATTTCAGGCATTTCAACTTCTTCTGGCTTATCTACTCTTGCAATGAATGGTAGCATGCCGTTATCATCTATCTCACCGTTAAGGATTCTAATCCCTTTGGTCTTATCTTTGTCAAGTGGACCTTCACGGACGAATCCGTCGGTGCTCATGATCGTGCGGCGTGGGCGTGGTTTTTTTCCAAGGCCGCCAACAGCAACATCTATGAGTTTACTGTTCTCATATGCGTGCTCCTCATCATGGTCTACCTTGCCCGGTCTTGCACCATCGGCAGATTTCGGGCTCGATGTTCTGTACCGCAAGACGGATTTTGTTTTCAGACTTATAATTTTTTCTGTGTTCCAGTAAAAAAATCTCTGCATCTTGTCACGGTTGTCTTCAAGGACGTTGTACACATCATTGAACGTGGTCTTAGCCTGATCTTCTGTCGTCGCAAAAATATCGATGTTGTAATGCTTGATGCCATTCGTCGGTGTTAGCAAACAAAAATCTTCAAAGCCTAAGTAGCCGTTTTTTCCTGTTCCTCGACCGACGTAGAGAAACAGTACAGGCCATCGTAAAGAGCCATTGGACTTATAGGTGCAGTTGTGAAGGGTGAACACGAATCGTTCCCATGGGAACAGCTTGAACGGAAAATATTTCTCATAGCTGAAGTATTTCTCAGCTTGTTCAACATCAACATAGATATCCTCGCTCAGAAATGTTCTTTCAACGTATTCAATGAGCTTGCACTGCTCAATACAGTATGGGTATTCGTGCTCTTTAACGAGGCTAATGTATTCAGCAAGGCAGGAAAGATCGAGAGCATCTTGACCTTTACAACTCTTCATCATCGTCAAGATTCTTCACCTTCTCGGTTGACAGACCGAGATCTTTCAAAATCTGCAATTTCTGCTTGTTATACATATACGCCTGCTTTACAGACGGATTGTCCTTTTCATATTCTTTACCAACAGCAGAAACCGCCATGTAGGTAAGCCCTCTCTTGCGGATATCGGCTTGCATTTTCCTTTCCTGTTTTTCGTAAAACAGATAGTCTGAAACCAGCGATTTATAGAAATCGACAGAAGCACCCATTTGTTCGAGCTGCTCTATCAACGACTGTTCAATCTCTGATAAACTCGGCTTTTTCACTTTTGCCAACTCCTTACATTTGATTTTCTTGAAAAAAATTCTCTCACGTGCGTGCGAGGGCGGATATGTCTTCTGTGCCTCCCGTCGTACAAGGCCGAAAAAATTTTTCGACCCTTGACCCCGGGGGGTATCGCCGCAAGGCGCTCACCACCGCTCCTCATTGACGAACTTATCGGCACGTTCTTGCCAGCGCCGTTCTGGGTGCTGTGCTTCGTGGCAGTCATGACACAGTGCTATCAGCTGTCTATGCTTTTCACCAGTATCGTCATAGTAATACCGACTGTATGCAAACTGTGGAAACTGCTTAAGGTGCTTGACGTGATGAAGAATAGTTGCCCTCGTCACTTTACCCTTGCACTTGCATATCTGGCATTCATTGTGCTGCTCTGCGATAACGCTCTTGCTGAACTTCCGCCAATAGCGATCGTTATAGAACTTGTCAACTCGTCCTTCCTTGATTAGCTCTCTGATCTGACTCGTACTATACACGTTATCACCTCGCATATATAGCACAAGGACCACGTCATACAACGTGGCCCTTGCACCGACATAAACCTATGGAAAAACTATAACAACAACCCCGCATTATCATCATAGCACGCAGAGTGTGTTCGTGCGTGTTACAGCGTGTTTTTCTTACAGAACTTGCAATGCCTGCCCTTGCAGTAATCTTCTGAAGCATTTGCTTGCCTGGCTATCCACGCCCATGACGGCGGCTGCCAAGCTCCGTCCTTGCGTGGGACAAGATAACGCAGGCGAAAAATAATCCTGATGAATGCGTCATCAATGCCTGACACATATGCTTCAATCTCTGCTATCTCTGCTTTCAGGCTGCGATAATCGTCACTATCTTCACTTACCCACTTCAGCTCAGCCTTAAGTTGTCGATATGACAGCAATCGCTTCTTAGTCATGATAATTCTCCTTGGACTTCTTAATGCTTTTCTGATCGAACGTCAATGTCAATTCTATCATATCACCCATTGCAATCATTTCATCGGCGTTGTCAATAAATGCTTGTAAAAGCATAGGTAGTTTCTTTGAATTATAAAGCTTGTAGTGCTTCATCACGTGCGAATGGCTATCGACATAGTTCTTCACGTCGATTAATGCTTTGATATATCCCTGTCTGTATGAGTCCATTAATTCTTCTCCTTTCCCTGCCTTGCCGATAATTCTCTCGATATTTTCGTCAGGATATCTTTCAACACAACACCGTTTTTTTGAAGCGCATGGGCATGACGTGTCAGGCTATCGTCGATATATGCAACGTATAACTTACCACAGTGAGGGCAGTTATAGCACCATACGTCCCCTTCTATGATTTGAAATCTCTCTTTGCGAACGCAGACTATGAATGCCTTATGGCAATCATCACATATCACGCTAAGCTCAGCTCCCTTAAGACTCATCATCTCACCCCCTATATGTTCAGCTTCGCCGTTCTCCGGTACATAAACAGCGATATGTAGAACGTGCCGTTATCCTCGTTCCAGAATGGACGGCAATCAGCATAGTAATAATCTTGATACATATTCTCGAACAGTGCCGAGTTATCACAGTTATATGCCATGCTCTGCACCGCACGTTTCGTCAGACGATAATCGTTATTCTGCGGTTGCGGTTTAATACAGTTAGTTGACGCAACATAACGCTTGGCGTGCTTGCCTTTGTTATGATCTGAAATCTTCTGCTTGCAGAAGTATTTTGCAATTCCTGCACAGCCTGTCTGGTCAAACATCAATGGCAGGACCTTGTCAACATAGCCCTTGCCCCATATGGAAGCTATTTCGTTGATAGTGAGACCACCAGTCATGATTACGTGAAAATGAATACGTCCAGACTTTGAGCCCTGCTCAATGGAATAAATATATTTCATTCTCGGTAAGCCTCTCTTGACTCTTGCTCTATTCACACGCTTAACAAAGTTAGCAAAGTCTTTCTTGGCACGCTCGAGGTCAGCAGGATTATTTTGTGGTGCATAGGTCAGCTCGAACTTATAGTCTTTGTCAGTGAAGTTTGCAGGGATAAGTCTTGCCAGAGCTCTTTCAGCATTGATCTGATTTAATCTCTCCTGCACCTTGCTTGTTGGCTTCCTTTTCTTCTTTCGACTAGAAGAACGTGGGCAGGCATAGACAGGATACATATTCACTTCCATGTAGTTTCCATAAATATACTTTTGCTCTCTGTATCTCATAAGGCTCATTGTCATTTCCTCCCACTGTCCGAGTTATTAAGACCCATTACAAGCCCTCATACCCGTGCTTACACACGGGCTGAACACTTGTTCTATACTATATATAATATATAGGGCTTCACTCTGTCATTGCCAATTGCTCATAATTTCTGCTCTTGTCTTTTTCTTCGCACTCCCTGTTGAATACTTCTTGTAACATATCGTGCATGGAATTAATGTCATTAAGAAGTTCTTGTGTTACAACGCCATGGGTTTCACACAGTACACCGAGCGTAAGCAAGCCTGCTTTGACGATTATCATATCATCAATGGAATAGTATGTAAGAATTTCATAATCATCTATTACTTCAAGGAATGCTTTCGGGCATATATGCACTTTTTCTGTGCCTGAGAATATCTGATATTCGCTTAGCATGGCAACGAATGTTGAACGACGATCTATCATCTTGCCTGTTGTGCATGAAGCGATGTTCATAACAATGTTGCTCTCAATAGCAGGCGGCAGCTGCTTACATCTCCAATTCTCACGGTCACTTTCATTAATGTCAAAAAGCGTGAGTAACTGCTCGCTGGTATTCATGTTCGGCATGCCGTAAAGCGGATATATTGCACTGCCTGAGCCAATCCATAATGAATTATCATTTTCATTATAGAAGTAGGATATGGTCTTAGCCGCTTTACTGCATATTTTTTTCAGCTTAGATATTTTCATTTTCTCACTCCTTTATTAAGGTACTTCAAGATTGCTTCCTGCGCCTGCTCAAAGCCTTTGCAAACAACTGCAAGATAGCCGTTGTCATTAAGCGTTTTCAGAAACTTCTGTTGAGATTCCGATACTCGTCCACCTGATGTGCGTTTCATTTCTATAAAAAGACCGTAGTAACCGCCACGTCCCACCGGAAGCATTATGTCAGGCACACCTGACTTTACGCCCTCAGACTTAAGATCTGCGGCAGTTCTATAGTGGCGATAGCCGCCGTTCGGTATAGCGAACATATACTCCAGTTCGGGATACTTGCCTGAGCTGAATGTCGCCCACTTGAAAAGCAATGCCTGCTCTATGTGTTCTGTTGGTGTGTTTGAATTTTTCATTACATAACACCGCCCTTTGGTATGTAGAAAATCAAGCATTTGCTCCGCTGTGATGATGAACACTTAACTTTCAATGTTCTTGGCATTTTAAAAGATTTAGATTCAATTGTTTCTATACCAATAACAGTCCATATTTCTTCGTCTGTTGCAATCTGATCTCCAACTTTGAGTGTTGAAAGAGCTTCTTTCAAGCTCTTTCTATCTTTATTTCTGCCCGTGGTTATTTCAGACAAGATTTTCTGCGCTATAGCTATTGGATTTTCATCTGACATAGTTATTCCTCCTAAACTGTTACTGTCACATTCAGTACGGCCGCCGCTATCCAATAGACGGATTTCTTGTAGTCCTTTTGCAAAGCGTATATGATAGCCGCTCCCACGTCCAGCAAAATCAGCAGAAGTGGAAATATGTATTCTGATCTCATTCTCTTATCACCACATCTCATTGTTCTCACCCTTTGTCACCAATTGACAGTATTATCAACAGCTGTTTTCTGTTGTTCTTCTGACTGACGTAGATATATCTGCGTGATGTTAACGCTTCCGTGTCCTAGTAGGTCAGCAAGCAGCGAAATATTATTGTTTCTTTTAACAAATTCGATAGCAAAGAAATGCCGAAACGAATGTGGGTGCATTACTTCTTTCGGGATGCCGTACTTGTCTGCAAAACGTCTGAGTTCACCAGAGACCCCTCGTGATGTTATAGGCTGACCATTGTGATTCTGCAGAACGAAATCATCATCAGAAACATTGCTAAGATAGGGAAGTATCTCATCTGTTAGCGTTTTTGGAAAAAATATTGTTCTCATATGAGCCTTAGCATTTAAGGTCACTTTCCCATTGATAATATCGCTCTTGCGTATTTTTAAAGCTTCCGATATCCTCATTCCTGTTCTTGCTAAGACAACGATAGTAATATACCACCGCATATTATTGTCTCTTTTAAGTCCATCTATCAGTCGGTTGTATTGGCCAAGTGAAATGACATTGTCAATGCTTGTTTTCTTAGCTAACTTAACCTGTTTCAACTTCATTTCTATTCCTTTATACTTGCAGTAAGTGAGTAGGGCAGTTATTCGGAGATTTACAGTTTGCGGCTTGTAATTCTCGACCAGATAGCGTTTGAATTCGATTAAGTTCGGCTTCGTTATGGTGTCGAACCTTTCAGCATATTTTTCTACGCCTTTGACATATGTTGCTATTGTGTTCGGCGCAAGCTCCTCTTCGTAAAGATATTCCTTGAAGCCGTCAATATCAATCATCTTTTGTCCATTCCTTTCCGTTCCATTTATAGTTCTTACGATATGGATTTCTCTCACAAGATACGCACGGCTCTTTATGCCAGCTCAACAAGCCATTCTTTGAGAGTTGACATTCGCTCATACAGTACTTTGTACAAATCCCGCACGTACAATCCTTCTTGTGGATATAATGTGCGGTTCCTATCTTTCTTCCGCAGAACTTACACTTGTGTTCCATAGTGATTTCTCCTTTCACAATTCTATTGTTGCCTTCCCGCAAAGTATACTTTTTTCAGCCGTTCTCTTGCGATCTTGCTCCTTTCGCTTTCACGCATATGCATTGCCATAGCTTTGAGCATTTCATAGTGTTTCGTGCACACCTTCTGGCCTTGCACACATTCTCCTCCGCAGAAATAACATTTTCTTTGTTCACGCCATAAATCCCGCTTGCTGATCTGCTGATTTTCTGTCCTTTTCCTTTTCTCCCTCTTACTTCTCTTGTGTGCGCAACTTTCACAAAGAGTGATTCCTTCTTTTGCTGGCAGCTTTCCGCATTTTACACAAATTCCCCTCTCTTTAAGTTCGTGATATCGGGCTCGATTGCGTTTTCGGATCTTTTCCTTTTCCTCAAAGGGCAAATCAGCATAGCATTCTGGCACATTGTCATTAATGCAGTCATCATATTTGCAATTGAAACAATCCATATCGCATACTCCGCCATATCGCTTTTCTTTGTCTTTCGCTAGCATTTTCGCAAGACATTCTCTGCACATTGTTTGACCCTCAATTGATGGCTTCTTGTAACAACGTGTGCATAGCCCTTTATCTTTCGCTCGTTCATAGCGTTTCTTACATCTTTCCTTGTTCTGTTCTCTACATTTCTCGCACATAATATATCCAGGAACAGCTTTTTCTCGCCCGCAATATGGGCATATTCCATTAGCTTTTCTTTCCTCATAGGTGGTGTTCTTCTTCATTTCAATTCTCTGGTCATTCAGCTCACCCCTCAAGGTCATCAGCCGCCTGTCTGAGCCACTTGCTTGTGACAGTAATGAACTTTTCCTTGGTTTGTGGGTCTTCAATATCATTGATTTTTTCAATGAATTCCGTAAGCCCTTTCTGAACGTTTTCAAAGATGATCTTCAGCGCAACCCTTGCTTCGTCTGCATTGCCTGACTTCAATTTCTTTTCCAACTCTGCCTTGGCATGGTCCGCTTCTTCTGCCTCAGCCTTAGCTTTACTGAGGGCGATTTCATACTTAGCGACGGCTTCCTTAACTGCATTGTCACGCTCTGTCTGTGCTTTCTTAAGGGCATTATTTTTTTCAGCTTCTGCCGCATTCACGGCTTCACGGCTTGACTTCTTCAGCGAATTCAGCTCTTTCATATGTTCGGCATGAAGTTCCTGACGGATAGACAGCCTTATCTTGTCAATCTCTTCTTCGTCGAGGTCTCTCTTAACTACCTCGATAGGCTTGTCCTCGGCCTGCTTAAGCTTTTCTCTCAGTTCTTCAAGCTCAGCTCTGAGGGATTCGGCGCTTTCTGTCTGTTCCTTCTTCTCCTCCTCAAGGAATGTCAGTTGTTCGCCTAATGCCTGCTTTTCTTTGATTAGCTTCTTGACTTCTTCAACTGTCATTCCGCCAAGGTCATGTGTGTCAGCGAATTCTTCACGTTCGTACTCCGGAAGCTTGGAGAGAAGCTCCAGCTTTGTTACACCTATACTTGCATGTTCTTCGAGAAACTTTGTACTGTTGTCCTCATAGAGCTTGATGTAGGTATATGCCTGACGCTCTTTGAACGTGTAATCGCCATTGCTTTCAAGATAGTTTTTGAAAGACTCATAGCCAAGTGCTATGTAGAGCTTGTAATCTCTGATATTCTTCAGTGACCTGCCCATTTCTACGATAGCCGTTGCGGCTGTTCTGTAGCATTCACATATGTGCTGATGTTCTGCCATAGCCGTTTTCATAGATACTGTAATTTCTGTGTTTTCCATTGCGTTTCCTCCTATTTTGGTTAGTTATTCAGTGGGTATAAGCTGCACCTGTCAGTGCAATGTGAGATTATCAGCATTAAACAAACAAACTGGGGCGATTCCGTAACTGTTGTCTGCATAGCCGTAGCTGATAGCACCTACCGGGGAGACGTAACGCACGGCGTGATCGTAGCTGGTGTCGCACCTCCACGGAGTAAGCGTCCACATACACCCTTCAAAGAGCGGCACATAATCTCTATACTTGCGGTACTGGTCGCAATTGAGCAGCGTTATATAGTCCTCACACGTTCCACAGGCTTTGTCGCCGTTATCGGCGATAAGGTCAGACGTTTGCTTTATAAGCTGCTTTGTATCAAAATATTCCTTGAGCACATCTTCGTTGAGAAATCGGCGGAGCGTTGACTTTTCCCAGTTGTTGCAGCCGTCCTTGTACTCATTGTTAAAACGCTTTTTCCACAAGCACTCAGCCGTTATCGCTAAGTAGTTGCCGTCGATAATGTCGAGGCATATAAAACGTATACCATTATATACGAACTCCTCACCGGGTCTTAGTTTGATCTCGTTCATTGTTATTCCTCCTAGCTTGCTTTTCTCCTTTTAGTCAGCTTCTTCTGGCTATTCAGCCACTCTTGGAAGTTGACTTCAAACGCCTTGATTATTTCAGGCTTTTCAAGCTTCTTGCCCGTTAAAGGGTCTTTGACTTGTTCATTCTTAAATCCGTGGCACTGCACGATATGGTCAGCATTGTCTATTTCAATCGTAAACCATGACTTATCAAGGTCAGACGGCTTTCTGATGAATAGAATTGTCGTAACCCCACTGCAATGCCTTGAAGCATAACCGCCGACGCATATTCGCAAGTCCTTTCCCTCTTTGATAATGCTTTCGGCATTCTTTGGCACGACCAGTTGAATGCCTGGATAGCTATAACCCTTATACTTCTTGCAAAGCTTCTTGTATCTGGGCTTATAGGCTTCCTCAAGCTCGGCGGCTTCTTTTCTCTTGCGTTCTTCTTCCATGAAGTTGAAGTTCTCAACTGCGTTATCATGTGCTTCGTTTAAATCTCTTGGAAATGCTATGTTTTTTAATGAAAAATCATATCCGATTTTCAGCCCTATGTTAGCATAGTCATCATATAGTCGCACAAGACGACTTAATTCAGCGTGATCATCTTGGCAACGATCTTCCTCTGAAGCGTGTTTCATGATGCGCTTGAGGTATTCGAGCACCTGCTCAGGGTCAACGCCCGCTTTTTCAATGCTAGTGCAGTAATCAGTAATATAGCTGTACATTCGGCAGTAGAAAATGTCTTTCTTCTTACCTTTGCGCTTGAAGTCCTGATACACCTCTATAACTCTTGCCGGCGTGTGATTTTCAAGAAATGCTTTCACTTCATTCAGCGTTAGATGCTTGAAGAATTTTTTCGGCGATGTTGCGTTCCAATTTAATATCTTATAATTCTTCTTGTTGTGCCAAAGCAGATCCTGCACCATGGTGTCGCAGTTCATTTTAACCGCCATTTCAAGTATCGGATACATAGCGTATGCGGTATAATAACGTTCTTGGTCATACTCTCTTATATAATGGCGGCAGCAGTAGCAATCAAAACCTGAATACTTTAAGAAAGTGTCCTTAATTATATTCTTATATAGGTATACTTGTCTGTGCTCAGCGAATCCGTTATTGAATGTACTGCACATTTTCCTCTTCATAGGCTCTATCATATAACACCAGCCGTTTCGACGGAATGAGGCATGCGAATGATAAACCTCCGCACTGCCTTTTCGCAGGACGTAAAGCTTTTGAAAATCGACCCAAAGATTGGGGCTCCTGTCGAAGTCCTCCGTTCCGTATTCGTTATAGTCTTTATGAATCGTCGCCGCATATATATATACCACTTCTTCAACGGCTTTATATATGACGAAATCAACTACTTCATTTAATTGAACTTGCTTATATCCTGCCGCTTTATATTTGGCTTTCACACCGCAACATGGGCAGGTACCCAAATAGTTATGCCTGATGATATTATCATCAGTGTGGTATATATCACCATAATCATTACTATTGACCTTAAATTCGTGATTGCAGGACGTACAGAAACAGGTATAGCGCCATTGGCTAGTCCTGCGGTAAAAGATATAGGGCGTAAAGTGACGATTAATCTCGGCACAATCGTCAACGTTGAGGGGCGGGAAGCCCTCAACGTCTTCTTTCTGGGCATGGGTGAGACAGTCTGTGAATATAGGCTTATATACTAGCGACTGCTCTTTGTTATTGTTTATCCACACTTTCAATCACCTCTCAGAAAAGGTCATCAAAAGAAACTGTGATCGACTTGCGCTTCTGCTCAGGCGCTTCCTTGTTGACACTACCGCAGAGGTCTATATCCATGTGATAACGTATCTTACAGCCGGGAAAGAAAAAGCCTGCTGCGGTCTCATAAGTCTTAAAGTCTGATAGTGCAAAGTTGCTATCCTTAATTGCTTTGTAAACTGCTTCAAAACACTTCTGAAGTGTGCCGCCCTGAGCGACCGCCTGTGCGAACTCCTCGTCCTGCTTGACGAAGCTTTCAAGTGCGTCAATGACAGGCTGAATGATAGTACACAGCACTGTGTTCGCAGATGCTCCACCGCTAAGCTTAACGCCCTCTCGTTCGTTTATGAGTTTCTTCAACGCCTGCTCTCTGTAGCTAGTCATATCTCTTTACCTCCTCTATTCCGAATGCAACATATCCATTCTTCAACCCCCAACCACTTAGGACATATGTTATCCTATATCTGTGGTTTGATATTACATTAATGGCAGCATGTCCGTTACTAACTGGAATGAACTCAATCGTGTCTCCGGGCTGAAAGCATCTGTCATTTTTACGAATTTCAAAACACTTTTTACCTGTGACAACTGCTTCACAGAAGCATTCTTCCAGCTTCAAGGTGTGCGTTGTTGGCTTTTCCAAGAATTCTATCTGTTCTTCTGGGATATTGCTGTTTGAATTAAGCGGCTGGTAATCTTTTGGAAAATAGAAATTTGCGAATTCTTCTATTCTATATCCCGTGTCCTTCCAGAAGCCAAGTCTTTGATAATGCAGTCCCTTTTTTACAAGCCCACTATTGTCATATATTATGCACATATCATATGCGCAGTCTGGCCAAAGATTGGGCATATCAGCTTCTTTGCCAGTGCACCATGCAAACCCCTGCGCCTTGCATTCTTTCATAAAGTTATCGTATTCTTCCTGAGTCTTGACGTGAACAGCTATGTTCTCATACTTAAAATTTCTCCAATCAAATATTGGTTTTTGATTATTTGAATTCATCTGCATTATAATCCTCCGTTCTGTCTTTGAAAAACTTGCAGCGTGTGCAGGTTTCTTGTGTTGGCTTCTCGATTAATGCCATGCACTCTTGCCTTATGCTGTTGTTGAAAACACATGGGCCTACGTTATGCCTTGGCAGGGGCGATTTGTAATTCAGTCGCTTTCTGGCGCCTGCAAGTTCAGCATTATAGCATAACAGGTCAACGTCTGTTATTACCGGCATTTACGCTCCCCCTCCTTTGTGAGCTCCTTTAGGGAAGTTTCAAGCTTATCCCTCGTGCTGTATATTTTTCCGTACACCTCGCCTATATCAAAGGCTCTCTGCTCACATTCCGACATTCCTTCGTAGATAGTGAGCATATTTGCGCAGGCTTCGTCAGCGGTATTATATGCTTGACAAATATGCCTTTTGGTGTTATCATTAAGGTGTATGTTATCGGTATCTTCTTTTACAGATACCTCCGAGCTTGTACTGTTGGCAGACAGCACAGGCTCGTTTTTTATGCATTCAAGAACATTCTTCATAAAATCAGTAATGCAATTACCTCTATTTATAAACGGACAAGCTCCACAGTTGTCTGCTATGCAGCATTTTGCTGCAAGAATTATTTCATCTCTCGTCATCTTTATCCTCCTTAAACTTTTTCTCCCAGTGCTTTTCAATGGCACCAAGTACTATGTACATCACGATATCCACAACGATAAGCGTCGCTATGGATAACAGTATTATTCCTATGGTACTCATTTTCATTTTCCTTTCGTTCCTGCTTCGACTTCTGTCACTACGATAGACCCGTTGTCGATAAGAGATTGAATGCGTTTTTCAAAATCAAAACGCTGCTTGTCTGTAAGCCCTATGGTCTTCGGTATGCCACGGCTCTTAAGATACATGGTATACATACTATGTATCACGACGTTGGCAAGGTTGAAACGATACTTGACGTTAGGAAACTGCTTAGATTCTTTTCGATAGATAGTATTATCGACGTATACTGTCTTACTCATTGTTGTCACCTAGGCGGCAGTTGCTCTCAGCGTCATTGAGGTGATAGAACTTGCAGTCTGTACACTCCATGCAGACATTACAGCCCGTGACTACGTTCAGCTCGTTTTCAGCAAGATACTTCTTGACGTTCCCTCTGAGGTATTCGTCTATTGCTGACGCATATCTGCTGACAGCTATAAGAGGATTACGGCGCTGATTAGAGCTGAGTGACGTTTCCAACGGCTTTCCGTCCACAGTGATGACATATTCACCACCTATGCGGTTAAGCTTGACAGTGTTGTTGAAATCATACATTAGTAAATCATCTCCCATACCTGCCCAAGACCGAGCATTACTACTATTATCATGAAAGCAAAGAAGATAGTCAGCAAGGCCATTGCGAAGCACTCTCTGCGATCTTCACGCTTTCGACGGGTAACGAGCTTGTTATGCTTGTCTCTCTGCTCTCTCATTGTCAGGTAGTCAACCGCCTTGACATCTTCATTGAGTGCAAGGACTACGTCTTTTTTTGTCATAGTTTTTCCTCCATTTTCTCAGATTCTTTTTGATTTGCTGATAATAACCGTTATAATCTGATATTATCATCTTAACGCTGGTATTGTCCGCCATGTCAACGATGACGAATTCGCCGGCACATATAGAATAGCCGTGGCGTATCTCTCGGACATAGCTTTCAATCCCCATATCCGTTGCTATTCTGATGACGGCTTGCGATATCAGTGAACTGCGGGTATCACTCTTTGCGTACATCTCCATCACCCTCCAACTCTTTGATACGCTCCTCGATATCAGCCACCAAATGCTTCTCTATGGTCTGCGCCACGTAGTAGCTCAGGAGGTCTTCTTTGCTCAGATCTCCATGCCATAGCTTGTCACCGACAAGCTGAGCCTTACCAATGGCTCTTTCTATCTCAGCGTTTGTTCTTTCGCCGATAATGGCGTCTATCTTCATGATGTGCAGCACTTCTTATTCCTCTCTTTCTGTTTGAAATGGCGGTAAAGAATGCTTGCGATAACGTCAGCCGGTATCTTCTTGACCTTGCGGCGTGTTTCTATGATCTTGCCGTCCTCTATGCGATATGTAACGCTTACGGGAATATCAATCGTTTCTTTCACTTTACTGCCCCTCTTTTTTTACATTCTCAGCTGACCAGCGCCGGAACGCTTCCAAGCCTGCTAAGGCTTCTTTCTGCTCCTGCAGGGTAGTCCTGACCTTGTCTTTGACTCTGAACTTGCGGATATCGACCTGACCCACTGTGCATTCTTCGATGTAATCATCTATACCCAGCGCCTTGACCTGCTCCCTAGGATTGTCAATGAAAGTTTCCAACATGGCGTTCTGAATGGCTTTCATACGCTTGCCGCCCACGCCATACTCTGTGGCGGTCTGCACAAGCGCCAGCTTGATGTTGTCCGCCAGAATAGCCCTGTTCTGGAGATTGAACTCTTTGCAATTCCGTTCAACGAACGTTACTACCATGTTCAGATCTATGCCGCTATTCTCGCACGCCCGCTGCATTTTATAGGCATATACACCGTCCTTGTCCCACTCGTTGGCAATTTTGCAGTTGTCTGCAAAATCATCTATCCATTGGCGACATTTCTTAGGATAGAACGTCTTAGGATACTCCTTATTCAGCACTATCAGCATGGAGCAGAGCATTTCGTAATTCTTGACTATGACCTCGAATGCAAGGCGGTTCTTATGATAGTCTTTTATCTTATGGTTTGTCACTTTTATTCTCCTTATTTAACTTGAATGCTCCCACCTTGTATGATATAATAAATTTGAAATATATCAGAAAGGGGGATAACTATGAAACTAAACTATGATTGTGTTCGTGAACTTTTGCTAACTCTTGAAGAAAACCTAGTCATGGACGATAGCTTGTCATACCCAAGCTTAAATCTTAAGCAGGTCTGTGAGAAAATGCCAGACTTCTCACGAGCCGATATTGCGTATGCCTCAACGAAGCTCTGGGAAGCCAAGTATATCGAAGCAAAACCAGTAGGGACAGACAGCAAGATTATGACTATCGTCTACAGCAGTATCACGTATGAGGGTCATCAGTATCTCGACAGCATTCGAGATTCTAAGCTGTGGAACACTGTTAAGACAAAAGCCAAAGCAATGACTTTTGAATTGGTCAAGAAACTTGCTGAAATATATGTTGTGAATCAGTTCACGCCTTGATCATAGCTGTTTCTGAATAAAGTCTGTTATGACTTTGTTCAACATTTTGCTTTTGATTTTTATAATCTCATTTTCCTCAGGAGATAGCTCATTCACGAGTTTATTTCCTGAGACTTCTTTTTTTAAAGAGCAAAAAGCTCTTGCAATCTCAGGAAGAACACTGTCATATACTATCTCATTGAAATCATGGTCTGTTGATTTTGACATTGGTATCACCTCTTTTTATCGTTTTGTTGAAGTCAACAAAACGTTATTATGCAGTTTCTTCGACCGGTTCAAAAAGCTTGTTCACATCACAGCCAAGTGCACTATAGAAGAATACGATATCTTCTGGATATATGCTCTCATAGCCATTGAGCTTATTGTTGAGCTTCTTATAGTCATAACCTGTTACTGTGGCAAATTCTTTCTGTGACATCTGCTTGGCCTTAAGCAACTTCTTTACATTAACTGCAACGATTGTTGGCTTATTCATAACCATTCCTCCTTTTTTAATTCCAATCTTATTGGATTAACTATATTATAATCCAATAAAATTAGAATGTCAATAGATTTTTTCTAATTTAATTGGAAAAATCGCAACAAAAAATACCATGTGTTTTTGTGCATAGTACCAAAATTATTGGAATTATCAAATTAAATTAGAAAATAATCTTGATATTTTAGGATTTTGTGATATAATATTAATTAAAGGAGGTGCTAAAGTGATAGGCGACAAAATAAAAGAACGCCGTGAGGAACTTGGCCTTACTCAGGGCGATCTTGAAAAATTGACTGGTATCGGAAATAGAATGATAAGCAATTTTGAAACCAATAAAAGCAAGCCGAATGACGAGACCATAATGATCTTAACAAAGGCGCTTCAATGTGATGCGAATTATCTTTTCGGTTATAAACCAGGGCAAACGTTGAAAGCCGTTTCTCAAAGCACTAAAGCTTTTTCTTCTAATAAGATAAGAGTTTTGGAAAATATACAAAGTGTTCTTAATACACTATCCGATGATGAACTCTTAGATCTTTATGACTATGTTAGTTTCTTAGCATGGAAAAGGGAAAACGGCAGTAAAAAGCCAAAGTAAAAAAATAAGCACTCCACAAAATGTGAAGTGCTTATTCGCCTGCCTGTATGTAGGCAGTACCCTATTCGTCGGACTTGTTGCTTTCAAAAAGCAGAGAATAAATCATCTCTGCCAGCTTGTCCTGCAGCTCCTTACGCTCAGCGTTGGTCATGCTGCTCACCCCTTTCTTTTTCATTTTTTGAAAAAATATGTTTAAATCCCCTTATGCTGGTTATAACATATTTCGGCAATAAATTCAGCAAAATTTACTATAATAAATTTATTTCAGTATTTTTACCAAATCTTGCAGCTCGCATTTGAGCACAATAACCAAACGTGCAATAACTTCAATTGTAGGGTTTGCTTTGCCGGTCAATATCTTGCTTATTTCCCCCTCACTTATCTCGGCAAGCTCTGCAAGTTGCTTTCCATTAATGTGCTTCTCGTGCATTATTTTTTTTAATTCGATTTTATAATTTTTAGTATTCATATATATAGAATGCACCTCCTATATATATGACATACCATATAAATTTTTGAAAAAGAATAGCCCAACTTTTTTGAGGCGCATTTTTTTATAAAGGAGTAACAAAAATGAAGAAAACTGTTATTTTAGTCGCACTGATATCCGCTTCATTAATGATGTCTGGCTGCTATAAGACCACAGTTGAGCCACCAGCGGCATCTACAACAGCTTCCACTACCACGGAAACCACAACAGTAAGTGAAAAGGCTACCGTAACAAGTCCGAAGGCGACTACAACAAGAAAAACAACGACCACAAAGAAAACAACCACAACAACTACTACCACTACCACCACAACAACGACTACTACAACTACTACCACAGAGCCTACCACCACAGCAGAACGAATATCAGCTGATTATCGTAATGCGTTAAGAAAGGCACAAACTTATAGCGATAGCATGCATATGTCACGTGCTCGGCTATATGACCAGCTGACATCTGAATATGGTGAGGGCTTCTCTGATGATGCTGCCAATTATGCGTTAGAGAACTTAAACGCAGATTATAATTATAACGCCTTACAAAAAGCACAATCATATGTGGATACTCAGTACCTATCGAGGTCAAGACTATATGACCAGTTGATTTCGGATAGTGGTGAGCAATTCACTGAAAGTGAAGCTCAATATGCTGTTGACAATGTTAATGCAGATTACTATGCGAATGCTCTGCAAAAAGCACATAGCTATCAAGATAATATGTCTATGTCAACAGATCGCATATATGAGCAGTTGACATCTGAATATGGTGAAGGCTTTACCCCAGAAGAAGCTCAGTACGCTATCGATAATCTATAAGAATAATGGTCGAACCTTTAAGAACTATAGAGCCTTAGAAAGGTGTGTATCGATATGAATAAATGTAATATATGCCATTGTAATCTTGGCTTATTTTCAAAAAACAAACGAATTAGAGATGGTTATATATGTGATGATTGCTTGAAACGTTCAGGCATCAACAAGCCTAAGATAGAAATAACCATAAAGGACGTGCGTAACGCTCTTTATGGAGATCTTCCAGAGCCACAGAGAAAAGCTGTGCCGAAAGCTTCTTCACATAATGACAAGGATAATGTGATTGATAAGTATTTTAGAATAAATAAGGCAGCACACCGATTTTCTTTTGGCAGTGGTGCTGATTATAAGTATAACCAGCTTGTGAGCTATGAGCTTCTTGAAGACGATGAAACTGTAACAATGGGCGGAAACGGTGTCAAGCGTGCGGTTGTCGGCGGTATACTTGCAGGAACTGCGGGTGCTATAGTCGGTGCAAGCACTGCTAAGAACAGCTCTAAGCAGCTTGCAAATATGCTGAAAATTAAAGTGGTTATAGATCCTGACGCTCAAGTAAGATATGTTCATTTCGACGTAAAAGGACTTGCCAAGGACACGGCGGCGTATCGTGCTGCATATAAAAACGCCCAGCAGGTCATGGCCATGCTGGGCGAAATTGAACAGTATAATAGACAACAGAATGCAAAGCCTGCTGATGAAAAAGTTATATCTATCCCTGAGCAGATAAAGGAATACAAAAGCCTGCTCGATTGCGGAGCTATAACGCAGGAAGAGTACGATATTAAGAAAAAAGAGTTATTGAAGTCTTAAGGAGAACACTATGAGCAATGCAGTTATATATGCAAGATACTCGTCGGACAAGCAGTCTGAGGATAGCATTGAAGCCCAGCTCAGGGCGTGCAGACAGTACGCCGCCACTAAGGGATATAATATCGTAGCCGTATATGCAGACGAGGCTATCAGCGGCAAGGGGTCAATGACGGCAAGCCGTGCGCAGTATCAAAAAATGTTGAGAGATTGCAATAAGGGTACTTTCGATACTATTCTTATTCACAAATACGATCGTGTGGCTAGATCACTGGGCGAACACGTTAATCTTGACGCTCGCCTGCAGAAAATGGGTATTACACTGATAGCCGTTGGTCAGGACTTCGGCTTCGGCCCGGAGAGCAAGATAATGCGTGCGCTGATGTGGTCTATGTCAGAATACTATATAGATAACCTTGCAAATGAAACGAAAAAGGGAGAACGTGAAATAGCCCTGAAAGGTCTTCACAATGGCGGCTATCCGCCGTTTGGATATGACATTGTTGATCAGAAGTATGTTATAAACCCCTATGAAGCGGAATATGTCCGCAAGATCTTTGCGGCGGTGAAAAATCACGAGGGAACTAAGGACATTATCGCAGAAATGGCGGCAGTGGGCATTGTGGGCAAGCGTGGAAAGCCCTTGAAGTATTCTGCAGTATATGAGATACTACGAAACGAGAAATACACAGGAACATATATATACTGCGTTGACGAGGAAAAGGATAGATCCAAGCGCAGGTCTAAACCTAATGCTATAAGAATAGAAAATGCCTTGCCGATGATAATCGACAAGGCAACATTTGACGAGGTGCAGAAGATTATGGATAGCAGAAAACAGAGTGGACCAAAGACATCATATCTATGCAGTGGGTTAGTCTACTGCTCATGCGGTGCGAAAATGCACGCACACATATCAACGAAGAAAGGACACGTATATCACTACTATCGTTGTTCAAAGAAGTGCGGTGCACCTATGATATCTATGGATATCGTTGATGACGCCGCTAAGACATATCTTCGCACCCTGCTCAACGAAGAAAATCAAAAGGCTATTGCTACTGCTATGCGAAAGTACAAGTGCGGAGAGCCTGAGAGAGCCGCTGATTTCAAAAAGATAGTTGCATCTAAGATATCGGAGAAGCAGAAGCAGTATGACACCTTGATGACCAACATGTCAAGTGGTGTCCTCCCAGCTGATGTTATCGAGGATATCGGTGCGAAGATGAACCAGCTCCGTTCTGAGATAGAGGCATTGAAGAAGACGGAAATGCCAAAGGACTACACTACAGATCAGATTTCTCTTTGGCTCAAGGCTCTGCATGACAGCCCAGACGATAAAGCTATACGCCTGCTCATTTCTCGTATAGATATAAAAAACACGACCGAAATTAACATACAAAGTACATTAACTTCGGTCGTGGGAACTATTGGTTGCGGGAGCTGGATTTGAACCAACGACCTTCGGGTTATGAGAACTAGCAGGCAACAAACAGCATGAGTGAAGCCCCTCGCAAGAGCAACTATAAGCCCCGTGGAGAAGTGATAAGCAACGAGTGAAAACTACTCACGGAAGCAGTCACAAGCCCTCACATGGAGCGACAAGCGACACAAGGCAAGCTCCACAAGAGCAAAAATAAAAAAAACACGGAAAAAGAAAACAAAAACACAAACAAACAGCGGACAAAACCACAAAGAAAAAGCCCCGAGAAAAGCAACGCACATTCAAAGAAAAGAAAAAGAGCTGAGCGATATATCTGTGAAATCTATCATGCGAGCGGCTAGGGGGTGAATTTTTGGGGTGTTGGAAGTGTTGGAAATGTTGGGAGTGTTGGAAAATCTATGATTTTTCAACACTCTCAATGTTTTCAATGCTTTCAATGCTCCAAAAAGAGGGGAACGCCGCTCAAGATACCCCCTCATTGCGAACGCAGTTCGCACCAAACACAGCGCAGGGAGCGCACAAGTTCCACAAGGGAGAAACAGCACGGCAGGGGCGACAGCACAGCGCAGGGGAAGCGCACAAACTCCACGAGGGCGACACAGCACGGCAGGGGCGACAGCACAGTGCAGAAAAGCGCACAAGCTCCGCAGGACGGCAAGAGCGACAGCTCAGGAAAGCAGGAACGAGGGCGGCAGGCTCTCAGAAGTTGCGACTTTGGCGGTCGTTGTTCTGAAAACCTATAATCAAGTTGTCATTGAGCGTTGCAAGGTATGCGTTCATCTGCTCTAGCTCCTTGCGCATTTCTCGTGCTTCAAACCATGTTCCAATGATTGATATGATTATCAGTATAAATACGATTAGCCCGGCTATAAACCAAAATGTTAAGGTTGTTAATACCGCTTCCATTTACTTTTCCTCCTTGATTTTGATAACAGCTTTAGGGCTGTTTTTCTGTGTTATGTTGTATTTTCCGTTGCTTTGCTCCTTGTATCCTCTGCCGCGCTTGTCATTTGTCAATCCTGCTATATAGTCAATGCTCACATCATAAAAAAGCGCAAGCTTTATTACTCTTTCAAATGGGATTGGTCTTACGCCGTTTTCATACTTGGCATAATATGATTGCTCTGTCCCTAGTATTCTTGCCACATCTTCTTGGCTTAAATCTTTGTCCTCTCTGAGGTCTTTCAACCTTGGATAATAATTTGTACTAATTTTTGTCACTCCTTTGTTGTTACACTTTTGGTAATTTATCATAATTTAATCGCCTTAATTTTGTTTAAGTAAACAAATTATATCACAAGTGACCTTAAAAGTCTTGACAATAGGCTATATGTGACCTATAATGCTAATTGTAGGTTACATATGACCTAAACGCAAAGTAAAGGTGAGCGGATAACCTCAACCGCAGAAAGGAAAAAACATGAGAGGAATACTTATAGGAGCAATCCACAAGAAAGGCACATTTACGGACGATAACGGAAAATCAATCGACTATGACAACTTGGTGCTACAGGTGCAAAAGCCTATAGAAAACAAGTTGGCAGATGATTCAAATTTCGTTCAGGGTGTCGGTTACACTATCGCCAATGACTGCAAGTGTGCTTGGAGCGAAAGAGGAAACGTGTTCGGCAAAGATGTGTCTATGAAAGATATCGGAGAACTTGTCGGAACGGAAATCCAGTATTTCTACAACGATAAGAAGAAGCTTGAAGCGGTCATTATGTAAGGAGGCTTGAACATGACAGTATACGCACTTTATTTTTGCTTGGTGGTGGCGCTTGCCCTGTTTTATTGCCTTACTCGTTGCTTTAAGGCAATTGATAAGAAAAATAAAGAAATTTCTAAACTGCAGTTCCGTGTTAAAGAACTGGAGCGACAGGCTCAGGGAATTGAGGTTGTGGGCGTTGAATGATGTCACTTCTTCACAAATTGATGTATCGTCTGTTTCTACCTCTGAGCAGACTGATGAATATACTATGTCGGCTGTTATCGAAAATCAGCACACTATAATCAATAATCAAAATATTACAATTTCATATTTAGGCACTATATGCTTTTTGATAACAATATCTATCGGTATTTATCTTGTCATCAAGTTTGGCAAGTGGATATATAGCTTAATTAATTAAGAAAGGAGAATGTGTTAATGAATCCTGTTTCTACAACTGCAGAAGGTGGCAATACTCTCGTAAATGTCGGTGAACTTATGACACAGTTCGCTAACTCTGCTATTCAGGGCGTTTCCGATTCTATCGTCGCTCTTATCCCTGTGATAACTCTGACAACTGTAATCGGCATTGCTATCAGAATGTTCAAAAAGTACGTAAAGGCGTAAGCCTGACAGCAACGAGGGCAGTTCATTCAGTGAACTGCCCTTTTATTATGCCAATTTTTAAGGGGGAATTATGATAAATAGAAAACTTAAAGCAACGCTGTCATTAGTGCTTGCCCTTATCGTGATGTGTTCTGCTTGTGTGTTGCCTGTGTTTGCACTTGATGATGTTAGCGGTGGTGGTTCGTCTAGTAACGTTATTCGTGTGAAACGATTTTCACAAATGATTGATTATGCAAAAAATAACAATATTGATATTGAAAATTCTCATTATATTATGACATATTCTGAGGATAGTTCACAGTATTATTGGTGGTATTACATTTTCTTTATTCCTGATGATATTTTGGTTAATGATACATTAATTCTTACACATGGTCGCTATTCATCATCTTTTACTAATTCTTTTATTAAGGCTCGTGTTTCTGACTATGGTAACTCTGACATAGATGATTTAGAATATCGTGCTAATGTTGATGTATCTTCTTTTTCTTTATATGTTGATGATGATGAACAATCACATTCTAATCTTAATCACATTTATGCTACAAATGTTAACATTACCAATAATGGAGATAAACTTGATGTATCAAGTCCATTTGCGAAACCATATAAAGCTTCTATTACTTATGATGATGATAGCAAAAACTTTTTGTTTAATTTTGAACCGAAAAATGATAATGATGTATACAACGTAAACATTGCCGTGTCTAATCAATCAGAATGGGATTATCCTAACTCTGACGGCTGGTACTATCTCCCTATGGACACTTCGGGAGATTTCACGAAAGAAAACCCTTTGCATGGCTCAATCCCTCTGAATGTTATGCGTGACGGCATTATGCGGTATAACAGTAACAAAGATATTGAAAATACGGGCAAGCTTTATTTCTTCCTTATAGCTGCTAAAGGTAAAGGTGACGAGGCACTATATAAAGACCGATTCTGTGCAGCAAGCTATGAATATAGTCTTGTTGATACTGTAGATAGTCACAAGAAAGAGCCTTTCAGCGAAAAGAAAGACTATGAAGAATTTCCTTCATTGTCTGATTATATAGATACTGATTTTCCTGATATAAGGGATTACGTTAATTTTGATATGTTTCATGACTTGGACGGCATATCGGACTTTTTAAAGGCGGTTGTTGAATTTCTGTGGAACGCTTTCACAGGCTTCTTCCGTTGGCTGTGGGCGGCTTTGAAATTTATATTCTTCAACTTCTTAGGCATTTTTGAGTGGCTCGGCAAGTGTTTGTGGACTATTGTTAAAAATATCGGCATTGCACTGTATAATCTCGTGGTCGACTTGAAGAAGCTCGTGACCTATCTTTTTATACCTAACTCAAAAGATTTGAATGTGGCTATAGAAAGCAAGTTTCCTGCTTATGCAAAGTTGAGAAAAGCTTTTCAGCAGGGTAAGCAATCATCATCAAATTCAGTTACGTTTACACTTTTCGGAAAGGACTTTGATTTTAATATGAACTCCGCTCCGAACGAGCTTAAGAGTGCGCTGTTCAATGCTTCAACTATAGCAATGTACGCTATCTGTATCTATGCGACAATTAAGGCTTTGTTCCGTTGCTTCGGAATACAGCTTCATGAATCAAGTGAAAGTGAGGGAGAATAATGATAACTGCGAAAATAGTAGAGCTGTTCTTTAGTCTGCCGTTCTTTAAGTCATTCTCAATAAGTGATGAAGCTTATTCAGCTCTTAGGGATATGATTTCTTTTCTGTATCAGCTTGACCAATTCTTAAATCTTGAATTGATGTTTGAGAGCATTTTCTATGTTCTCGGACTTCTGCTTGTATCTGCACTTGTGAACTTTGTAAGGGGGCTTTTATAATGTGGTCGGCATTTGCTAATATCAATTGGAAAGCTATGCTTATACCTCTCGCCTTGGGAAGCGCTGTGGTGGGCGTTATCGTGCTTCTTATGCTGTTTGGAACTCCTGTGCTTCATGCGTTCCCTTTATCGGTAAAGGACACTTTCAAGACTATTAGAAAGCGGCTTAAAGGTGAAGAAGTTCCGTTCAATATGTATGGGCTGTATCTCTATAACGGCTTAGGCGGTCGAGGTAAAACTATAAGCATGGTGAAACGTGCGCAAGAGGTCAAGAGCAGATTTCCAAAAGTGCTTATCTGTGCTAACTTTCATACGGAAGTGGCTGACAGATTTTTTGATTGTTGGGAAGATATCTTGAACGTTGAGAATATTGACGAAAACGGTGTTAATCAAGGCGTGCTGTTTCTGTTCGATGAAATGCACCTGACTCTTAATTCTCAATCATGGAAAGATGCTCCGGACGAGCTTCTCGAATATATCTCACTGCAACGGCATTTACACAAGTGTATATGGGGGTCGGCTCAGGAGTGGAAAAGGTGTACAAAAATAATTCGTGAGCAGGTCAATTATATCATAGATTGTAAGGCGTATTTCAATTCACGCCTTATCGTCAATAAATGCTATACAAAAGAAAATTATCTCATTAATGGAGAGCAGGGCAGTGCAGGAACGAGAAAACGTCCGAAAGAATGGAAAGAAACATTTTGCGCCACTGATGAATTAAGGTCGCTTTATGACACGGAAGAAATCGTTAAGGGGCTGAAAATCGGGCGCACAAGTGAGCAAGAGAAAATAGCAAGCAGAATTTTAAAAGCTATGCAAGATTGATTCAGCCACGTGCGCACGCTCCTGCGTGCGCCGTGGCGAACAGCTTGCAAGCTTAGAAATTTGCGGTTATATACTTGATAATAACCGCAAATTTCCGTCAAAAACTAAAATGGCGGTGGGAAAATGGCAAATTTTTATGATTTACCCCCTGAGGTCGTTTTAAAAAATACTAAAACAAAAATCTATGCTGACGGCTCTTCAACAACAACTTATTGCAACAATTACATATTCGTTGACAAAAACCTTGAAGAATATCAGCAAAATCAGAAAATATTACAGCTTAAACGAAAATGGGAGAAATTTGAGAAATCTCAGCAGGAAGAAGATGTTCAAACAGATATGTTTGAGATAATCAAAAAGCCTGCAAAGGTTTCAAAAGAGGAAAGAGGGGAACGGACAGATATATTAAAGCGTGCAAAAGACAAGGTTTTTGATATAGCCTTTTCAAATGAGTGGGCGTATTTTCTCACTATCACTTTCAATGGTAGTGAATACGATTTTTCTAATGCTGATTTTGTTAAGAAAAAACTTAGGCGGTGGCTTGAAAATCAGGTCAAGCGGAAAGATATGAAATACTTGCTCATTCCTGAAAGGCATAAGACCGGCGGTATACATTGCCACGCTCTTATCAATGATTGCTTTGATATGGTCGATTCAGGCACAAGGCTTGTAACTGGATATAACAAGCCTGTTACATTAAAGACTATTGATGAAAAAAACTTGCACGTTAGAAACGTTGTGTATAATATACCTGAATGGAAATACGGCTTTTCCACGGCTATTCCTGTGGAAAATAATTCGGCGGCTCTTGCGTTCTATATCACAAAATATATTACAAAGGGCAATAATAAGATATTCGGAAAGTATTATTGGAGTAGTCGGAATTGTAATCGTGATCCTCAGATCATATACAGTAATACCGATTTTGATAGCGTTTCAAAGTCGGCTATCACAAAACCTTATACCTCTAATCAGTATAAATACAATACAAATGTAAATATCATTCCGAACTTTGAAGAAGTTTCAGCTAGGTTTGATAATATTGCAGATTTCCTTGATTATATTTACTCTGACGAGTACCGCAAGGAATATGATGATTATTTTGAAAGGAGTGAACTAAATGAATGATGAAATGCTTATTGCTTTTCAACGTTTTCTATCTGATACTTGCAGGATTAGTTATAATCATTATTTGTCATTGTCTGAAAACGTTCAGCAACAAATACTTGAAAGCTTTTATAATAACGATTGCAATTCTGATATTGTTAGGGCTTTACGTAATACTTCGCCTGCAACTGAATCAAAAAGTTTCCTTGAATATCTCCGCAAGCACAGACTTTCAAGAGCCGTCTTTCATCAGCTTGATAACGTGACAAAGGTAAAAATCTATAACAACTATCATCAGGAAAGGACCTTGGCAAAATGATAATGAGCATTGAAAACATTGACACGGATAAAATATTGTTCTGTGACTATATCATAGTATGGAATAATGAAACGTGTTACAGAAAATCTCCGTCAACTTATGATGGCTATGTAGGTATCATAACAAAATACCTTTACCCTTATTTCAAGAGCAAAGGACTTAGACTTGTTGATGTCAAGCCTATGCACATAGAGGGCTATCAAAGGCACATACTGCATGATACAAGGCTTTCTGTGAATACGCTCCGTAAACATCATGAAGTCATGCGTGCGTGTCTGAATTACGCATATAAGAACGATTTTATAAGCAAAAATCCTTACACGGCTTTTTCACTTCCTCGAAAGGTGGAAAATGAAATGTCATATTATACAGAAGAACAGCTCTTGAAGCTCCTTCGTGTAGCTTATGGTACTCAGATAGAAAGCTTTGTGTATCTCGCTGTGTGGTTTGGACTTCGCAAGTCTGAGATACTCGGTTTGCGGTGGGAGAATGTTGACTTTATCGGGCGTTGTCTTTATATCCGTGAAACAAGAACTAGGATAAAAGACTATAAGTCCGGACACTGGGTCGAAAGTCAAAACAAGAGAATGAAAACAGTAAAATCACGCCGTGAGTTTCCTCTTAGTGATGAACAACTTGACTACTTGCATAAGCTTTATAGCAGACAAGCTCCACTGTGCAAGGCAAGGAATTATGTGTGCGTGAACGCTGAGGGTGTACCGCTTCACTATGATTATGTACTGCACGCCTTTCAAGACTTGCTCCGCAAGAACGATTTGCCTAAAATTCGCATACATGACCTTAGACACAGCAATGCAACGCTTATGCTTAACAGCGGTTTCAGTATGAAAGAGGTTTCGGAGTGGCTCGGTCACAGTACATACAAGCTTACGGCTGATACATATACTCATGTATCGGCTGAGAATAAAGCTCAGATGTCGAAAACGATAGGCTATAAGCTTTCACCTTATAAGGGTGATAACTTATGAGTGTAGCACTTACGGCTTATTCAGGGGTGTTTCTGCTTTATGTGAGCTATGATCTTGAAATGATTATTGAGAATTTTGAAAGGAATGTTGAAAATGAAAGAGTTTAATTTTTGGTGCAAGGAAAATACTGATTTCGGTAAGTGTGATAATAAGAAATGCGGTTTTTTTGAGTGCGGCTGTTATGGTTACTGTGATGAATGTGTTTATCATTTTATGGATTCAACTGTTTGTGAAAATTGTTCCGCCCCTCAATTTATGAGAGATTATGCAAAACAGCAGGAAAATGATTAATAAAAAAAATGCAGGAAGATATTAATCATCTTCCTGCATTATTTTTTCAAACTTTATATCGTCTTCAAGCAACTCCAGTATTAGAGCGTTCAGACTCTTTCCTTTTTTCTCTGCATGAGCTTTGTATATGTCCCTTTTTCCTTTAGGCATTCTTAATGATACTTGGTCATATGCTTTTGAAATATATTTGCTTGTAGCTTTTTGTTGTGCCTTGCTTATCATTTTATCACCTCTTTGGATTATATTATATCATATTTTTATAATGCTATCAATATACAATTTCAATATATATTGCTAGCAAAATTTGTGCAATTTATCTATTGATATAATGCTAGCAATATGTTATAATATATATAGTGAAAGAGATAAAGGTAACTTTCACAGCGGAGGAAATTGAAAGGAGTGAGGATAATGCAGAACATGCCTACAGCTACAGAACTTGCGATAAAGTATGCAAAGCGTGAACAGCTTAGAATTATAATAGACAAGGCTCAGAATATTCATGCTGATTGCGAATATGAGGCTTTATCAAAGCTGATTAACGAACTCAAACAAATGCTTGAAGAAGCATAAAAAAATGTAGTCGGCAATCCGTCAAAATACACCGACTACATATTCACACACAAACTCGGATAACCTCCGCTTTGTAAATCCGAGTATAACACAAATTTTACTAAATGTCAAGTTGAAAGGATTGATTTAAATGACTATTAAACAAATGAAGAATATCGCAAAGGATAAAATAAACTATGAAATTGCATATCTTGCAGGTGATTTGACTACAGCCTCTCAGGTTCGTGCTATCTTGTGTGCATATCTTTATGTTGGTCTTATTTCTGATGATGAATACAGGGAATACTGTGACTGGATTCGTCAAGCAGAAAACAAGCGTATTTCTCAGAATGATTTCTGATTATTATTCATGTAAAATAAAGAGAAGCCTTTTTTCAAGACTTCTCTTTGCTGGTTGCGGGAGCTGGATTTGAACCAACGACCTTCGGGTTATGAGCCCGACGAGCTACCGAACTGCTCCATCCCGCGATATTTTTTTGTGCTCTCTCTTGAGTGCTTATTTATTATATCACAAATGAATGTGAATGTCAATACCTTTTTTGCAATTTTTTTATTTTGACTGAAAACTCTTGACTATTGTATCCAAATCGGGTATAATATATACGTTGTCGGGGTGTGGCGCAGATTGGTAGCGCGCTACCTTGGGGTGGTAGAGGTCGCCTGTTCAAATCAGGTCGCTCCGACCAATATATCAAAACGGCTTTCCACTTTGTGGGGAGAGCCGTTTTTTAGTTGAATAGTGCTAAAGATTTTCAAGCGCTATAATTTTTTTATGTAATTCAAACGCGAATTTTTCAAGAGCAGACTTAGACCAAATTAAATTCGATTGATTTTTTTCGAGTAAATCAAGGGTATAACTATAAGCGGCTTGATAAATATCATATTCGGATATAGCAGTAAGATTAATCATACCTTTTTCATAATATGAATTCATTGCATACATAAGCTGAAAGCATATCCTACTTAGTTTTTCTTCATTTTCTTGTGCAGTGACATCATAAGGGTTATTCTCTAAAATAAGACCTTCCTTTACCCATTTTGCATCGTAAACACGATACGCAAAAGCAAGAATATAATAATTATCAATAGTTTCAAGTTTTTCCATATAAATCAATCCTTTCAAATTTAATTAATGGAGTGGGGCTGAAACAGTCAACCCCTAGAACTGTTAATATTCGCGGAACGCAAGGGCAAGAGCCTGAATGCACTAATAGTTGAACTACTCGAAAAAGATATGCAGGAAGAAGATTAATCTTCTTCCTGCTTTTGCATATGTCGAACTGGAAGCCCATTCGTTCAAAAGTTCTGCCCACAGCGAGTTCGACTTTACCACCCGAATGCTTTTGAACGAAAAAAAGAAGCAAAAAACATACACAAGTAAATATTAATCATCATAACAAGGTACAGAGCAAATCTCACAAGCAGGAGAATCTGTAAGATAAAATATACATTCCTCACAGTGGGCATAACAGCAACATTTATCATAATCACATACCTTATTGGCACATTCGCCATGGTCGGTATTTTCTTTACACCAAAAATTAAACTCTTTCATTTTAAAAACTCCTTTATTATTCAAATTTGAGATTATTCACAGCTTTGCACATTTGGTTGAAATTGCTATGTACATAACGCTGGGTAGTTGTTATATCAACGTGTCCGAGCAATGCTCTGAGGTTTCGATATCTGCACCGCACTGAATAAGATACGTTGCATAGCTATGTCTAAGCTTGTGCGGAGTGAGATACTGTAAATCAGGGTACTTTATTTTCTGTTGCTCATAGAACGCTCTGTAGAGCCTGTTATAACGTCTAAGGGATATAACTGTATGCGTTATAGGTGAAACGAACAGAAAGCCGTCTGAGACGTCCTGAGAGCGTATCTGATGAAGAATAG